TTGATTCTCAAACAGAACCTTATGTCTACGCTATAGTAGACGACAATAGAGGTATGTTATCTCATCAGAGGAAGTACTTTATAAAAACTAATACAGTTATAGGCATTACTGATGAGGATGCTAGGCATATAATTAATATTTTAAATAGGAATGATATGTGGAATGATAAATTGAATGCAATGATTGCTGATTCTATGAAGAAGCATGACACTACACGTACTAATGTGTATAGAGCTATTAAGACTGCATTCACTAATTATGCAGCAGCTAAGAATGCTAAACCTTTGGATGAAGCTGCGGAAATCTCTATTATTAAGAAGATGAGGGATGAAAGATGGGCTAATGCAGAAACCTATCAAACAGCAGGGCGTATGGACTTATCGGCAGTCGAGGCTGATGAGGCTGAGATACTAGAGGAGTTGCTTCCTAAAGAACCTACTAAAGAAGAATTGAATGCTGCATTACTTAAACTTGCATTAGATAAAGGATGGTATGACGATAATAAAGAACATAATATTCATCCAGTACAAATCCCTAAGAATCAGATGGGAATAGCTGTCAAAGAATTAAAAGCTAAATATCCAGCTGCTGATGGGAAGAAGATTGCAGACTTAGTTAAAGCTAATTTATGTGATTAATGACATTAAAAGAAATTGTAACTTTGCCTTATCCAGCCAGATTCACACATGCTATAGCTGGAGTACTTTATTATCAGATAGAAACTGAGAACCAGAGAATTGTGTTCCCGGTGGATATGAATGATAAAGAGGATGTAGGAACTGCTACATTTGTGGCAGAATATCCTAAACCTATTACTTTAATGAGATATATTCGTAAAGCTATAGATAGTGGAGAGCTAGTAACTGTCACTATGTGCGATGCCGAGGTATAACGTAAGTATTGATAGAGAGCTTAGATGTCGTTTATATTTTGACATGGAAGTGGAGGCTGACAGCGAAGATGAAGCTTGGGAGAAAGCTATGGACACAGTAGATTACGGAGATTTAGACGTAAGAGATTGTGAATATAGTGATGATTGTATAACCCTCTTCGAAGAATGATAATCGGAATAGCTGGACGTAAACAATGTGGTAAAGACACCATTTGTAATATTATTAGGTATTTAGATTACTTAAAGTATGACCAGATCTTTAAAGGTTTAGAGCCCTCCGCTGCACATTTTAACAATATGCTTAGTGACTATGGAGACGATCTAATTAAATTCTCTGAATGGGAGAAGCATGCCTTTGCCGATGCATTAAAAGCATGTAGTTCTCTTATATTAGGTGTTGACATGTGTTGCTTTGAAACTGAAGACTTTAAGGAATCTCCTACTACCTTAAACCTTGGAATGACCAATAGAGAGTTCTTACAAAAGCTAGGAACTGAAATTGGTAGAAACATTCATCCAGATTTATGGGTTTTGCATCTAATGCAAATCTATGAGTCTAACCCTGATTCTAAGTGGATTATTACTGACGTAAGGTTTCCTAACGAAGCTGATGCTATAATCTCTCATGGAGGAATAGTAATTAAAGTAGAAAGAGATACTGGTTTAGATGACCAGCATATTTCTGAACATGCTCTAGATGATTACGAGCATTTTAGTTATGTAATAAAGAATAATGGTACCATCGATGCATTGATTGATAAAGTCAAAGCATGCCTTGGTGACTATATTTAATAATAATGGCCTATGCAGGTGGAGTTAAACTCTACTTGTATAGGCCATTTTTTTATTACTGTGCTGTATCTTCCTCTATTGCATCTGCTGCAAGTTTGGACATATTATTAAGTTCTGTAGTCATTCCTTTAAATGTTCTACCAAGCCCAGTAGTTCCTGTGAGATAAGATGATAGAGATTTATCACCAAATGCAAACTCATAGGTATTATTAAAGAATGTACTTAAGTATCCTATAGATACAGGTTCTGAATTTGTAATAAGTCCTTGCAACACACTCCAGGGAGCTATGTCTCCGTATGAACTGTTGTAACCTCTTTCAAATAGGCTAAATACAGTATCTCTCATGGCTTGAGACATGTTAGGATTTAAAGGATCTCTATCTTCCTCTCTAGTCTCTCCCCATAGTTCAATAAGGTATTTACCTATAGTTCCAAGTATCATCCATAAGAACATATCATGAGCTAATCTCTTTAAATTTGCTTTCTTTACACCGGTCTCTTCATTCCAGATACTATCTCTGAATTCTGAGAACCCACCTTCATGTAAAGCCCTAAAACAGTCTTTAATAGTATAATAAATACCTTCTAGATATCTGTCCTCATTAATAGTAGCGGGAACTCCAGTGTTCTCAGTAGTAACTATTACTATAGAATTACCGTTCTCGTCCACTTCATCTTTATACCATAATAAATCACCATTGTCATTCTTAGCTTGAACTCTTCCAGCTAAATTATAATTCTTGGGTTTAAGTAAATAGGCATTTCTAGTTGCAGATAAATAGGTTTTAAACTGTCCGAATAATGCTCCCATAAATGTCTTCTCAGCCAAAGCTCTACTTTCCTGGTCGTAGTGTCCATAAATAAGATCTGACAAGGTTTTAGCAGCCAATATTTCATCTTTAGTATAGGCAAATGGTAAATCATCTCCCTCTTTTAGATTTAATCCATTGTCTCTATTATAGGCTTCCATTATAGATAAATAAAGTCCTCTTTGCTTATTGTATTCAGGATTACTCTTATTACCAGAAGCATATACTGCTAGACGCTTATCTTTCTTCCAATTATATTTAATGCCCTCATCAGTCATTTCCAATGCATCCCATGTACCATCATGTAAGCATTGAGCTACAAATATGGTCATACGATGGAAATAATCCGGGGCAGTAGTTAACTGATAAGCATGCCTAGACATATTAGCTAATCCAGATTTGTTACTAATAAGCCGTTTATTTAGAACTTGCATATCTATATTAGCTAGTCTAATCATATTATTAATAGCCTCAATCTTAGTAGTCCTACTAAGCATATCTGGCCCTTCTTTGGTTACTAATGCCATAGCTTGGGCCAAATCCTTTCTAGTGAACTTCTCATCAGTATAGTACATTTTACTAAAGGCTAGAGATGATTGCTTCCACATACCATTAATCATATCACGAACACCTCCAGTAACGTTAAATGCAAGCAGTCCAAAAGATGCTAGTCTTTTAATAGGGTTAAGATATTTAAAAGCTTGACGGCCTTCTTCACTAATAATAGATTGGTTAAATACCGCTACCTTTAAATAGTTGTCTAAAGTCTCGTTAAGGACTGATAAATCTGTATCCGTAGACTTAGCATATCCTAATAATGACATCTTTATTCCCTTAATTGCAGGTAATATAATATCCAACTGTTCCTTTCTAGCTGATGCAAACTTATAAGTAGTTACTAAGGTTTCTATGTTACGTTCCCAGAAATCTGGTTTATATTCAGCTAATAAGGCATCTCTAGCTTCCTCGCTGGCTTCTGATAAATTAAATCTATTGTACATTTCGTACCTAGTAATTACTTTCTGTTTGTCGCTATACTCCCTATCACTATAAGCATCATTTTGGGATCTATTCCAATAATCCCTAAATCTTCCAATTACGTCCTTTACCTCTTGGTTAATCCACTTACTAATTCCCATTTGTAGAATCTGATTATCAGCTTCCATAAGAGGAACCCAAAACCATTTCTCGGTCTTCTTAAGTTGCTTTACCGTCTCACTATCTTCAGACAAGCTTCTGATATTAGGGAATCTTTCTTGGTTTATAAGCCACAATGCTTGCTTTAAGAATCGTCTTTCCTCTGAAGTAAGTGGAGTACTGCCATCATAAGGATCTACAAATAACATCTTATTATTAAGACTTCCGTCAGAATTCCTTCTAAAGAAATTATTATATAGCTTAACCTGATCTCCTATGACAATGTTTCTGGCATTACTATAGCCTTTATCTTTCCATAAGGGTTTTACATATCCAGTAAGGAATTTCTCATGATAAGGAGTCATTTCTCTAGTAACGTTATCAAATGCACCTCTCACAGCAAGAGTAATTTGGCGTAAGTTATCCTCTGGGAATAAATCCGGGTTAGTTATCATACCTCCAGATAAAGGAGTTCCTTTCTGTGTGTATTTGGAAATCTCTTTAGGTTGAAGGAAGTCTAATCCTTTATAATAAGCTATAGCCTGTAATATTGACTTGTATAGTCTTTCTATTCCAGTGTTAGAAGATTCATTAGCTATAGATTCTAGAGAACCTCCAACTATCTTACCAAGACGTTCTCCATTCTCCATCCTTCTAGCTAGGGCTATTAGTCTATTGGCTATCTCATTCTTATTTACGGTATTAATGTTGAATAATTCCTTAGATAAGGCCTCTATATCTCTAGACAAACTATTAGTAAGTTTACCATTAGGTCTGTTCATCAAAGCTAGGAACTCATTCTTAATAACATCCAATTCATCCATAAAGGACAATTTGTTAATATTATTATTAACTTTAGCTGCTTTGGCTAACAGATTAAATGTTTCCTTTATCTGTCTTGAAGTAGCAGTGGTAGCTTTAGAGTCTTCTGTATTAATTACTTTAATGTCTCCTATTTTAAATACATCAGTTAATGCATTAGGAATCTCATTAATGGCAGCCATTATCTTCATTAACTCAATATTGCCATTAGTTGCCAATAATATCATTTTGTTATTAAGAGCATATGCATCCTTTTCATGTTCTCCTAACATTGTAGTTCCTAAAGATAGCTTAAGTTCAGTATGTAAATCATGATGGCTTAATGCAATAAAATCAATTTGTTTGGTAATAGTATTACTAATAGCTACAATTCCTAATTGTTTTAGTGCTTCTATATTTACTAATTCCCATCCTGGATCGTTAACATATTTCTGGAATGTAGTTACTACAAAGGCATTAGTAGTATATCCAGTAGTAGGACTCACATCCTCCAACGGAATTTTACCATCAATGGCTCTTTTAAGATCATAGATAAATTTGTTAGTCTTAAGTCTATGATTCTTAACCATCTTATTTAGGTATTTCTCTACTTCTACTCTAAGCTCTGCATTCTTCTCTTTAGGTGAATCCTCTTTGATATAGATAGGCTTCCCTTTACTGTAGAAGTCTTTAAAATACCATCTACCTTCCGAGGGGTTCGGAGAATCATAAACATGATTTGCAATAAAAGCATCTACATCAATTTGCTCTCTAATTGATTTAATCTTAGGATTAGGTATAAACTTACTAAGAGTATCTAGTACATTATCTCTAATAGATTCCCCTATAGTTTCATCGGTGAGTCTTACTGGAATTGCATAACTCACATTATTATAAAATTCACCTACTCCCCAAGCTAGTCTATTAATAGTACCTCCAGAATCTTTAGTTCTGTCTTGTACTCCTTCAAAGCTAACTCCAGTTAGTTCCCCCTCCTCTAGTCCTTCCAGATGCATAGGTACTATATTTAGTTCCATATTAGCAGCAGGAATACCTTTGGAGGCTAACATTTGCCTATAGAAAGCTAACTGATAATCATATTTAGTCTGCTTAGCAGCATCCCACCTATCAGACAACTTTGCAGAACTTTTGAAGACATATAAATGCGGCTGACCATCCTCACCTATTACTACTAAATCTATAGAACCTATTATATTAACTCCATCCAATGTTTTAGAATCTATAGTAAATTGAGGCAGTAGTTTAGCATCCTGTCCATGTGCCTTATAGATTTCATCTTTAAAGGATGCCATATTCTTGTATATACTCCTAACAGCTTGTTCACTAAATACTCCAGCATACTTATCTATAAGCTCTTCTAATGACATATGACCAGCAAAGTAATCACCTAAAACAGCATGTAATTCAGCGCCAGTATCTGCTATCCTCTCCCACATTTCCATAGTATTATTAACCTGCTCTTCAGCTTCAGCATGAGTCATACCCTTGGATACCAATTCACTTATAGTATTATTTCTCCAATTCTTAATACTGAACGGCTGTCCTAAGAAAGTTTCTTTAGAGTCTTTGGTAATAGTAGCAGTTTCTAGGAAGTCTGTAACTGACATATTAGAACCTTCTGCTTTATATACAATATCACCAGATACAGGGTCTACTCCGTTGCTGTTGAGTTTAGCAGTAGCTTTAATAGATCTTAACTTAGCTACCATTTCGGACTGCCTAGTGTCTTGGCTAAACACAATATCTGATATAAGTCCCATTTCAATTTGGTTCTTATGTCCTATTAAGAAGTCAAACAATTCAGCATAATCGTTAAATTGCTGTATTTGACCATTTATATTTAAACTGTATGTACAAGCCATTAACAATCCTCCTTTAAATTACCACTTTTAATCATTCTTTCTATTAGATTAGTAATTACACGAGATTCAGATGCCATATCCATATCAAAACCTTCTCTAAAGTCCTTATTAACTAAAGCACTACCAAATTCTGACATTATATCATCTATGCTCATGTTAAGTAATTTACCTAATTTCTCATCTTTAATGTCTTCCGAAGTTTGGAATGTGTTTTGAGTTTTGGCTTTAAATAGTTCTCCCAGGGCATCCAAGTCAGTTTCCTTACCTTCAAACCACGTGTCTGCAATCTTACTAAAGTAATTACCAAACTCTGTAACAAATATTTCTTCATTTAAGTCTGTAACTGCTCTACTGTCTCCTATATTCCTAAATGCTTGTACTTTATCATCATAGTCAGAAAGTTGCTCTACTTGGTTTACTAATCCGTAATATAAATCTGAATTAGTCCTCTTAATGGAACCCATAATAAGATGTGCAAATTCATGTAATGAATCAGCAGTTGTTGCTCTGTCTACATTTAAATATATTTCTCCATTATAAATAAATGCATTAGTTCTACCTACATTGGGTATTACACCCTTAAAAGAATCTGCTAATTCTCTAGCTGTAACTACATTAATTTTAATACCATAATTCTTTCCAAGATGATTAGCTATTTCTACCATTTCACTTTTAAATGACCTTGGCACCTTCTTATGAACTGGAACGTTGGTGCTCATTTGAAGCTTCTGTAAGTTATATTTATCCCCAGCTGCTGCAACTACTTCATACACTGATTCACTAGCATTTTCGATTATATTTAACGCCTTAGTAATAAGCTCAGTTTCATAATTTAATTTGTCCGGGGTAAGCATACTAGGAACCTTATTATTATATAAGGCATTATGGGTCTCTGGATCTCTAAGTTGGTTCTTAAGTAAGAAGAACGTCGCTACTTTCTCCGGAGTATCTAATATAGATTGAATGTTAATTCCTTGTTCATTTAGTGATGTTAATATTTTATTGTATTGTGGCTTCTTCATCATTTCAGACACGAAGTTATTAAATGTTATAGACTTAATAAGCTTCTTGTCATTATATAGATTTATTTTATCGTCTAGTACAATGTCTAATACACTAAATCTATCTCCTATTTCCAATTTAGAACTAGAAGATATGTTAACTTTGTCTCCAGATTTCTTCTTAATACTAGTTGCTACTGATTCAAAGTTAATAGGTCTATTTAGCTGTAGTGCAATTAGGTTTTTAGCATGTTTTAAATCGTCTACACCAGAGGTATGTATATTATCAGCAGTAGTTATTAATTTATCACTAATATAGTACTTATTATTATATCTGATTATATTATACCCATTATAGTTCTCTATATAATCTACGATATCTCCAGTGTATTCTGTATTAACAATAGATTTATCAAATACAGGTTTCTTGACAGTGTTTCTTAATAACAATCCACTATCACTAATATATGCTATGTCTATAAACTTACCATTATGTATATTGTTATTAATGTCTTGAATAGCAGACACTATATTATCTTCAGTTGCCTCACCATAACCGTGATTCTCCATAAAGGACTCTATATCTTGTCTAGATATTTTGAGATACTTTCCAGATATTTTAGCTCTATCTATTAAGGCCTGAGCAGATGGGTTATCATAACTGATGGACTCTTGCTCTGGAGCACCTATTAAATCATTAAATATTTTATTAAAGGTTCCAATTAATCCTGTCTTATATAAAGCGTCACTTAATGAAGCACTAGAATAGAAATAATGAGTAAACGCAGAGACAACATTAGACTTACTGGCAACAAATTTACCATCTGAATAGCCTATTTTACTTAACGTAATCATAGCTCTTCTAGATGTAGTGGGGTCAGTGGCTAGTATTTTAGCTGCTGTAGCTATATTAGAGTATAGTCCATCTACAACTTCTTTGGGAGCTTTATCCATTAAAGATGATACATATAATTGTTTTAAATGTGTCTCTATATGATCTGGAGTAGGTTTAATCACTGCTAATGAATTACCTTGATAATTAAATATTCCGTAATTACTATTCCAATTTACACTGAATTTAGCATCAGTAAGTAAGATGTTATAGGCGTTTAAATCAACTCCTTCTTTCTGTAAAGCATCTACAAGATATCTTATATTAGGTGTGTCGAACTCATTTCTAATAGTATTTAGATTGTAATTACCAGAAGGTAATGTAAATCCTTGTCTATTACTATTAATATTAAAGTTAGATAGAGGAAATCCTCCAGAGTTAACGGCAGCAATAAACTCATCATATGCTTCTTTATTACCCATTAGAGCACCTACTGCATCCTCTAAAGACATTTCACTAGCATCGGGAACTTCCAGCTTGATTACGCTGGAAGCCCCTTTGTTAGAATTTATTATAATTTCAACTGAACAACTCATGTTAACACTTGATTCTCATTTGTATAGTATTACGTCTCATTAGACTTTTGATCTTACCTACTAAGGTATTAAGTGATTCGGAAGAGTTAATTACTAATTCCTTCATTCTGTTACTCTGGTTAGGAGTATTTATTACGAAGTAATTGTCACGTAACCTTAACGAATCCTCATCTTCCATATTTGGCACTTCGTCTACCATATAGTAGTCATCTCCGCTTCTCATATATAGAAATAATCTACCTGTATCATCGTCTTTAATTCTAATGTATTTATCCCTAGCTCTACCTTTAGAACTTTCACTTACTATAGGCGCCATCCTAATAAGGGCATCCTCCAATGAGAATGAGTCCATATTAACATCAAGCCAGTAGTCAGCGTTACCTACATAATTATGAAAGTCAGTTAACATATCGCTAACATCAACTCCATCTATTGTATTAAATAGGGAAGTTAATCTGTCAGCACCGTACTGATTCTTATTAACTACTAGATTATACAAAAAGAACCAATCTGTTAAAGATACTCCTTGAAGTTCTATCTTCTTAAGAGCAGCAAAGTCTCTTTGGTATCTACTAAATACTGGATCTGTTTCAGTACTTAACATATTAATTGGCAACTTCATATAAGTTACATTAGACCTAGTAAATGGATCTAATCTCCTGTTTCTACTTAATCCCTGTATGAAACTATTAATAAGTAAGGATCTTACTCTTTTATTACCTACAACTCCGTTCTTTAACGCAGGAATTACCTCTCTTTCCATCCACATTTTAAAGTTAGCAATTCCCTCATTAGTAGACAAATTAAATACTTCTCCACCAGGACCAGCTGAGTGTATAGTCATGTCGGATCCTATGTATTCCTGCCCTTCTTCCAATCTAAATACTACGTTTCTATGTGTAAGCCAATTATTAATTAGAACGTTATCAGTATGAGATGCTAATGCAGCTAATTGCTCCTTTTTAACAGCTCTACCGTAAACTGGATTCTCTTTAATAAGAGCTTCTCTGTAGGAGTTTACTAGATTAAATTTAGTGCTTATATTTATGTCAGAAGTATCAGTAAGATTATAAATATCAAATAGTGCTTTGAAATGAGGAATTTTAGTGATCATGTCAAATATGTTCCAAGTTCCTTTAATAATATTATAGTAATCAATTGTAGTCTGTCTATAGCCATTATTAACTGGATCTAAGAACTTTCTAATACTAAAACCTCCATTTACTATATTCTGAGACACTGCATCTTTAACTATATTTCTGACCGCAGTTTCTTCTAAATATGGCTTCTCTTTCAATACATTAACGATTAGTTCATCAACATTAAACCCATTACTGCTAGTTAGATACTTACGCTCCCTATTAGTAATAGCTGATTCATAAGTATTCAACATTGCCATTTTACCTGCAATATCAGTTGGCATACCTTGATTTAACCCGTAGAATCTACCAAGAAGTTCAGTCTCTCTTGCATCAAAATTAATATTCTTGAACTCAGTGAATTTATCTGGATCTATCCTTCTCTTCATCTTCAACAAGTATTCATATTCTTCTAGGAATCTAAATTCTCTAAAGTTCTTAGCAGGGAATATGTCTTCGATGCTACCATTATTAGCAAATCTATCTTTAATTTCTTGAATCCACTCACCTCTCTTGGCAAACATTCCAGGATTGTCAACAGACACTCTAGCATATAATCCCTTCAGTCCGTCATTATTTAAATAGTTTCTAATATTAGGACCTTCTTCTAATGACCTAATTACTGAGTTAACAGATGCTGTTTCGTGATATTCATCAAATACGTTAACCTTCATCAAGTCATTGACCGTTTGCACTGTAGGTGTAGTCATTAGATTCTTTGCTATATCATTAAAACTGAATCCTAACATAATCATATGTAGATACATACCAGCTAGATTAGGACCAGCATTAATTTTAGATAGAATCAACTCCTTGGCATTATCGGTTGCAGCAGATAGTAAAGCTGAGATAACCAACGATTGGTCAGGCTGTACTCCCAATTGCTCTTGAATAACTCTAGAAACATCTTCCTGAGTTAATTGTTGCTCAGTAGCAGTCCTAATTAGGTTCTCCCAATAATTCTTCTCTGGAGCTAAATCAGTAAAGTTAATGTTGGCCATTATGTTTCTGAGGGTATCTACAGTAATTATTTTGCCATCCTCTGACACCTTGCTCTGAATACCTTTATAAACATTAGAGAAGAACATGTTGTTCATCCACTTAGAATCTCCACTTCTAATGCCTTCATTAAAATAATAACAGTTAGCAAAGAATACTTTCTCACCAACAGCTGCAATACCAATTACCTGTTTACCATCCATATTCTGCATCTGCATTACCCATTTAGCAGAAGGAGACATAAGAGTAATTTTGTTAGCTTCCTTACCAGAAGTAGAATTCTCAGCAGCAGCTTGAGGATCTCCCATTTCAATTGGAGAATATGCTTGAGTCATATTCTTTAGGTCTTGGATAATGTTACTAATACTAGCTGATACGGAGTTTCTAAATGCAGGCAAAGTATTAATAGCTCTTATCTTCTGACGACCATTCTTTACCCTTCTACCATTCTCGTCACGTTCTTCAGTCATGTACATAGAATGGTTATTTATTCTGCTTAGAATAAAATCAGCATTCTTAGTGTCCGACCCAGTATAACTTACTAAGTTAGTATCATCAATTGCAGTAAGTAACTCAGCTATGATTGGTAGAGATTCTGGGTTATAGAAATTCTCCCCATTAAGCATTTCTACGTAATTAGTAATATCTACAGCTCCAGGAGCATAACTATATGCATATAGTTTACCGTTAGGAGTAGGTAGTCTTTCAGACATTCTAAGAGCTTCTATAGAATTGAAATTGAAGTATGGAGACCATCCTATATAATTACCATTAGTATCAAAATCATAACCCATTACGTAGGCTTTATCAATATCCGTTTACCTTATATCTTTCAATATAAGACTGACTATATCATCACTCTGTTTTAAGAGTGTCTCGCACTTCGGAACCAGCTTTCTGCTGTGCTATAAATTCTTCTTTAGTAAAGTTATCTCTAATTTTATAGAGTAATGATGGAACCTGTTCTATATATGGACGTATAATTTGTATGAACGCTGCACAATCAGATTCAGTGGAACTAGCAATAGAATAAGTTCCCTTTCCTTCTTTAAAAGGTCTAAATTGTACATCCCAAACTTCTTTGAAATAATCAATTATTACTTGAGCTGTATCTAAATCAACACACGTAGCTATTTTGATTGTATGTTGTATTGAGCTACGCTGTTTTGAAGTGTTTACGTTTATACAACCATCATCCATATACCATATAGCCAACCCGATAGGGGTAAGCCAATTCAGTAATCTTCTAGTAATATGTTTCTTAGGAGTATAGACTGTCCTCCTTAAGGCTTTTATAGTTGGGTTAAGTGACATCTGAGAGTATAAAACTTTGTTTCCTTTATTATATCCACATGTTGATATATACTCCTTAACACCATTATTCTTAAACCCAAACTTGTTTAATAAGTCTATCTTCCATTCTAGAAACTCTCTTTGAGCTTCAGAATGACTTAGCTTGAACACATAATTACTAGATATTGTTCCATCTCCTAAAAGAAGGCCTATAAGGAGGCTCTTCTGCTCTTTACTAAGTTTCTTTGTTATTCTTCTAGCCATTTACCTAATATTAATAATTAAACATTAGATAAAAGTTCCTACTCCCTCACGGGATAGTCGATGAACTTTCATCCTTATAAACACAAAGATATTAAAACTTTTGTCAATTAACTAGTCTTATTATCCAAATATTTATCTAGGATGCTTAGCTGCGGATTGTCCAATCTTAACCTTTTTTACTTTACCAACAATAGTTAATTGCCGCCACTAGATGTATTACTACTCTAGTTTAGTAGGTTAAGCTCTAAGGAGTTCCCCGTCAATTCACGAGATTTATTATAGTGACTACAATATTAATATGTCACCTAACTAAACAGTTAAAATTAGGTCAATAGTCACTTCCCTGTAGCCAAGTTTGCCAGTGAGATACATGCACTACGTTCTTGTCAGAATCATTAAATGCTACTGCTTTCATCTTCATAAATGATTGCATCGTCTGTGCTGGAATACGAGCTACAGTAAATTCAAGAGATTTCTGGAATGATACAAACTTCTTCTTAGCAGCAGTAATCTTTCTAGATTTCTCTAAAGCCTCTAGTTCATAAGCTATTTTAGATACGCTAAAATCATCTTTAACTAATGCTTTAGTATATGTGTCATACAATCCTTTCAATAACCTGTCACTTCTGTCCTTACCCTGTTCTATAACTCCTTGTAATGTTGCTTTGTCTTTGATGTACTGACTGATTTTAATGGAATCAAAATCGTCAGTTTTATAAATATCCATTACATTATCAGGAGTACTAACAACTAAAACTTCTTCAACAGAATTACCATCAATAGCATTATAGGATGTTACTAACTCATGATAATTACCTTCAGCATCGTAATATCCACTTTCATATAATTTATTGCCATCTTTATCTATTCTAAAGATACTATCTCCAACTCTCATGAAATCATCATCAGTAAGAGTTTTATTAACTGATAGTTTATCTATGATAGCAGTAGATGTATTAAATGCAATATATACGTGTTTACCACTTCCTCTAGTAAATGCTATATCAAATAATTTAGTTTTAGGAGTATGGTATTTATCATACTTATTAACAAAGAATTGATATCCTTGTGTAAGTACATCATTAATACTATCATTAGGACCTAAATTAAATTGATTAACATATAACTTACTAATTACTAATTCAGCAGGATTATTAACTAGATTTTGAATTGGGATAGCTATATTACCATTAGGCAGTTCCATTAAGTATTTACCTTCCGGAACGTATTTCTTGCTAAATGCTACTGGATCTTGATTATATTCCAATAACATATCTTCAGTAGCAGGCATATACCCTTTATCTAGTAACATGAATGTATTCTGAACATCAGCCTGTAATTTAGCTCCTATTTCTTTAGGAAGCTTCTTATACTTCTTACGTTCAGTAAATGATGCTTGTATTGCTGGCATATCGAATATACTATGTCTCTTACCAGTTGCATCATCCCAGTATATTTCGGCAGGTTTCAAGTCTGTAGGTCTAGTAATGTCAGTATAGAATGTAGAGAAATTCTTCTTGACGAAATTATAAGAATCATAATCGTTTACATATACTAACATATACTCTCCTTCGAGTTTCCATCCATTATCTTCCAAGAACTGAGGTACAGTTAATGCTATATCTCTATTTAGTCTCTCTAACTTAGACAGTGCCTTATTAAGGTTATCTTGAGCCTTAGATAGTTCAACCCCTTCACCGTCTCCTCTATTAGCTTGATCTACTAGTCTAGTATACTTGCCAACTTCTAATTCAGCAAACTTCTTATTTCTAGTAGCGTCACTATTAATCTTGGCAACTACACTAGCCACTTCTTGGATAGGTATTTTAATTCTATCTCCAGGTAGTAATCTATCAATAGAATTAGCTGGTTCAGATTCAATTTTAGCCTGCTCTCTTTGTAAGTATTCATCTACTGATATTCCTTCATCAGCTGCAATTCGATATAAATCGTCATATCTATAATTCTGCCCTCCAATTCTATGTACCTGTATGATATTATATCCAGGAGCCATAACAGCACCCATACCTGGGAACTTTCTTTTAATAGCAGTCTTATTAATATTGGACGTAAATGTAGATAAAGCCTTAGCAAATATAGAAGGATCACTATAAGGAATCTTATAAGCGTCAGCTCCATGTGAAGTTCTACGTTTCCTATCTAAAGCAAACTCCTCCTTAGCTTTCTGAATGATAGTTTTGGCAGTTCCTAATTCATCGCTGTTCTTATTTAATTCCTTAATAATAGCTTTACCAAATATTTCATACAAGTCTGATTTAACATCAGGATTATCAGTAGGTTTTATTCCAGTAAGAACATATACAGCCTCTTTAATATTACCTATAGAAGCTAATGCAACTTTACCTAAGCTTTTATATGCATTCTTAGCCATATCATGAGTAAATCCCATAGATTCAAGAGCTGAAATTACCTGAGAGAACTCGGTCATTGTTGACTGATGTTCTGGGTCGGTAACTACGTGGTCAGCATCCATCTGCATACCTAAGCCATCAGTATTGAAGTGCATTGTCATTAATGGAGAATCATCATACCAAGAGCTATCTGGATTTATATTTTGAGCTCCCACTTTAATTGCAGACTTATTAACTAAGTAAGCAATCATTTTATATTTAAGTGGTTGATTGGTATTACGTTGAGTAGGTATGTTTCCATCAGCCTTATACTGTCCTATATTATTAACGTAAGTAGCAGTTACGGCTAGTGAAGCATCGCTATATGCAAGTTCTCCATCTCTAAGTGATTCACTATAAACTCCTCCTAAAGCAGCATGTAATTCGAACAAAGAATTAATTGGAACGTTAGTATCAATTAATACATTAGCGGTACCTACTGCTTGTATTGGATTTCCATTTATATCTACTAACTGCTTACTAATATTATACAGTCCATTTCCTACTTTGTCTAGTCCTAGTATCTCATAATGATTATTACCGTCTCTGTAAAATATTCTATCACCTCCAGTGACATCTCTTAGAGTCATTGGCTGACCAAATAAATTTACAGTAAGGTCTACATCAGCAGGAACATCCCAATTAGCTGTTGATTCACTCCATTTAAAATCAGACATCTTCTTGAATAAATTATATAATTTAATGTCTGATGTTAATGATTGACGAAGCCTTTCATTGTAAGCAGAGAAGGTAGCAAACTTTAATAAAGCTGCTGTACCATATCTTCCACTATAATCATGTCCAATAGGTTTCTTATCTTCTCCTACAGATGAATCTTGTAATGATAAGTTCTCCAAATAAGACATAATAGGATTACACCATGCAGAACCGTCATGTGCATCCACTTCTGCAATTTCACCTTTAAAGTTATATACAGGAGCTCCGACATCACTCATTACAGCTATTCTATACCAGGGTGGCACTCCAGTCAAACTATTCTGATGTAGATACTGTAATGTAGCTGGTACAATCACATTACGTTTTAACTCAGCAAGTTCTCTAGAAGAGTGTTCCATTTCTATTCCGTTAAATGAGTCAGGATCTAAACTACCATATTTAGCTTTATTTGGATGTGCAATGCTACTACCAGTAGTTACTAGTCTAAGGTTCTCTGATGTTAAGAAATCAGCTACAAAGTACCTTTCAATTAGAGGATTTAGAGTAATTTCTACATCATCTCTTAACCAATTACTATCTAAATCAGATAGTCTAGTAATATTAGTATTACCCTGTTTAGCTAATATAAGTTCTTGAGTATTCTCATTTACCCATAGTCTTTTATCAGCTCCTAATAACTTATCCGCAGCCTTTCTAAGAACTGTATTACTACGTCCGTTGGCATATACTAAAGGGAATGACATATTATTGTCAATCATGTCCTTAACAAACTTCTTACGTTCTCTAAGCATAGCTTTGTTAAACACATCCTCTTTAGCATACATTTCTGTAGCAAGGAAGTTTAAAAGTTTATTAGGAATCAGGCCTTTCTTAGTTTTGCCATTGAGTTCAAATGACCCTCCTTTATTAGTGTGAACGTTATCAATATTAGGGACTCCAGCAGCATAAGACATATTAGTGTACTCACCTGATGTAGTAACTGCTAATAAATTAGTAAAGTCTTGGTAGTCAAGTACATCTACTAATGAAACTGGTTCTTTAATATCAAGAGAGTCTAAAGCATCTACTATGCTACTAGCATCCATAAAATCACCAGCTGCTTGTGCTGCATCTAATGCTTGTAACAGTCTGTTTCTTTCTGAATCTAGAGATTCATTATGTTTAGCTATTTTAGCATTCTCAGCATCTACTTTACTCTGTTTAGATAGTATTCTGTTTGCAGCCTCAGGATTGATAGCCTGCAATCTTTGTAAGTATGTCTCTAAAGATTGTCTGTATACTTCTTTATAGTCACCCAATACATTATTGAATACTTCCTTATAGTAAGTTCCTACAGTTCCTTTGATAGCACTAATAATGTCTTTAGTAGGTGAAGTAAGTAAATTAATAAGTAATGGCTTACCATTCTCATCAAGTACATCTATCTTATCTACACCAAGCTTCCACATTACAAATGTTCCCTTATCGGAATATACAGTAGGTTGTACATTGATAGTTACAGGTGCATTGCCATTCTTTGGTCTTAATAAGTTTCCATAGAAGTCATATACTAACGAAGAATATCCTATTTCTGCAACCGAGAACTTAGTAGCACTCTTCTTTATTCCATTTCTACTAACTACATCAGTTTTTATGGAAGTTCCCATTAGCATATTAGGATTTCGTCCAAATAGCGTATTCTTTAAAGCAGAACTAGGATTATCAAGTATATGCTTTTTAACGTAGCTCCTAGTCAGTCCAGCTAAGTTAGCAATCCTGCTATTAGGTATATTATTACCTTCGGCATTCTTAATAACTGACTTGTATATTTCTCCAGTTACTACCTGTTCAGCTGCTACAATATCATTAAGTATATTAATTAAATTAGGTCTAATAGCCTTTAATGAGTTTGAGGCTTTATCGTAGTAGAACCTTTCATTATTGTCTCCTAACTTCTCATTGTAATAGTTCAGAGTTTCTATATACGAACGTAATGATAAATTCTCAGGATTATTATTTTCATATCCATCATATACTGTATTAACAAATGCAGAACTGCTTGCAACAGCTACTAATTTATTAAGATAATCAAGATTATTAGCTTCATTTACATTTCTGAATGCAGCTAGTAAATCTACATTGCCTCTTAAGAATCCTGTATTAGCAAAGTCATCTATAAATTCTATTAAAGATACATATAATCTTTCTCCATCAGTAAGTACCTGTGGATTGTTCTCCTCATATATAGCTTTTAATTTAGTAAATGAAGGTTCTTCTAATATAGTATTCAGCCTTCCAAATTTAACAATATCAGAGTTTGATAATTCAAGCTTTCTTTGTCCTTTACTACTAACTGCATTGCTGTTATAAATTACAGTAACCTTCTCTCCTTTATATGGTAAAGTAAAAGAGACGTCGCCAGTAGTAGCATTACTAACAGATATTCCCCACCTATTTAATAGACCAGTTCTATCTGCCATAAGTTCATTGGCAATATCAATATCATTCTCTCTCTGTATTTTACGTCTATTTACATTAGATTGCTTAATTTCAGAACTATCCAAATCTCTAGTATCACTATTAAGAGCATATTCTACATATCTGGCATTGTTAGTTCTGTCTACAACTCCAGATATAGAATCTAACAAATCGTAAGTAGTGATAGCTTTAGAAGTTAGATAATCTCTATTTGCAATATTATATAGAGAGTTGAATTTATCTTTGTTATAGAACTTATCATAGATAGATTTAAATACGTTAAGATCGTTTACTTGGAATACCTTAGACCTAGTATCACTATTTAATATTTCCTTAAGAATTTCTCCTAAGTAATAATTAGGGGCGGAATGTAAATTTAAAACTAAATCCTGTAGTCTCTCCCCAAAGAACATAAAGTTGTATTCGTCTTTAATCTTGCTAAAAGAGTGAACGAATTGTTTTAAATTTAAATACTTGTCACCTATTTGCTCTCCAGTAACGTGATTAATTACAGGAGTTTGTTCAATAAGTAATCTAGACACATTACCTATTTCAGATAATGCATCTACATTCTCATTAGTTCTCCATGTTTTAACCATATTAGAACCAGATCTAAATTGGTATTTATTAGTGCTCACAGGTAGTTCTATTCCTACATATCCCTTATTCCTAATTTCCATATTCTTTCCGAATAAGCTTTTAAGAATAGTATCGAAGTTACCGTTAGATAGAACAGCCCATGCATTGAATCCATCCACTAACATCTGATTCTTATAGAATCCTTCTATGTTTCTCTTCTTAGACACGAATGCACTGTCTAACGCAGATTTAGATATGTTTTCAAATATATTAGAAGCAGCATCCAGAACCTTCTGCATATTCTCTACATTAGGAATTCCATCTAGGTAAATAGTATCTAGTATAGAGGCATCAGTTTCTATACCTTCTTCAGAATTAGCTAATTTAATATAGTCGACTAATTTCTTAAATAAGGTATTCTTGTATTTAGCAATATAAACATTTAAATCATCATTGCTCTTAATAAGTCTACCGTCGGCAAAATTAACTAATGATGCTTCTATAATATTATACCTAAACTGATTCAGCATATACTCCTTAACTACAGAAGCAGAACCGTAAATATCACTAATGGATGGAGTTGCGACTCTTCTCTCCAATGGTTCTTCAATTACTTGAATGTCCTCAGGTTCGTCTTTAATGACAAGACTCTTGTCAACTTCCTCTACTGTAGAGGTTTCCGGATTAATACTGAATTTGGAACTTAATGGTACAGCATATTCAGCTAATAATTGTTCCTTCTGTGCATCTGTTAATCTTCTGGATGTTTTAATAAAATCTTCTAGAACCTCAGAAAGCGAGACATATTCTGCCTCGCTCTCCAGGTTAAATAGTCCAGTATTCTTCAAACTGTTGTAGAAGTCGTCTATGAAATTAGCAGTAGATATTACTGGCTCTTTCCTAAACTTTAATACTGTACTTCTTAGAGCAACCTCAGCATCAAGTCTGTGTTGCCCTATGTCAAAGTTAGTACATGCCATTTCTTATTAGATATTAAATTTACATCCTTGACTATCAATAATGTTCTTATTGGAAGCTAAAGAAGATATGTACTCTTGTACATCAATTAAATCATCATTGTCTAACTGCTCATCAGTCAATAATCCTTCAAAATGGCTGTCAACTAGTTTGGCTTTATCCAATATAGCCTGAGCCTGTTCTGGAGTTACTGATGATAGAGACATTAATGTGTTAATTAAGTCAGCAATTTCAGATTCCCTAAGATTATCAAAATCGTTAAGTGTATCTGCGAATATCTTTAACTTCTGTTCTCTAGTTGGATCAAATGGAATTTCATACATAGTTGTATCTGCAATTTCTACTTTACCATCGAGAATAGAACCTTTTATTGTTTGTCCTCCCTGCAAAGTTACTGTAAATTCCTCTAGATTACTACCATTATATTCAACATTCTGAATTGCAGAATTATCAATAGAACCATCTACTTTCTTAGGTAGTACAGACGGACTCTTCTTATTTATTTCATCTAACAGGGTAGAGTAACTATTTATAGTTAATAGTCCAGTGTCAAGAACTGTAGTATAAATACTTAATACAGTGTCATTATTAATCTTTAATTGTCTATTATTAACTGCATCAGAAAGCTTGACAGCTACTGAGCTACTATATTCTTTAATGATATCATTAATAGCAGCATCCCCTTCAGTCTCATATCTAGACCTAGCTCTGTCAGTTAAATCTTGTAAGGATTCATATCCACTTACATTAGACAGAGCTCCCATAGTTGACAAATTCATTCTGGAGTTAAATTCGTCTCTCTTAGCATGTAATATATCATCCTTAAATTCTACTTCTTTTAAACCAGTAGGGTCTATAGTAATTTCGAAATTAGGACTTTCTATAGCTACATCTATATGGAACTGATCTAAGTTATTTCTAGTGGGATAGAAATCTGAGGGTTGACTGTCATGAGAAGTCTGAAATCTTGGAGTATAGAATATTCCATCTATAAATGGAGCATATGTTGTAGTAGGAGCACCTTCCTTAATAGTTGGAGTGCCATGTAATATAACATTGAACATATTATTAAGTACAGAAAAAGCACTGGTCCTACCTGCATCTCTGACAGCTTCACCTATGCGAACATTAGTTGCTTCTAGTCTAGTTTCTATAGGTTTACCATCCGGTCCTTTTGCAGTAAATGAATAAGCATCACCTGCTTTATAACCTTTAGTGTACATCTTATAGATAGAGGATAGCAAACTAACAACTTTAAAAGATCCTCCCATATTTCCTAAAGCTGAGGCTGCATGTTTAACAGTTCTTACTCCATCACTGAATTCTATCTCTCCGTTATCAGATATAAGTTGCTCTAGGATATTATCCATATTTCTTCCTTCTGTTCTAATTGTGAAATTAGTATCCTTAGGAAGTGAAATGTATTTACCTAAAACATCAAATATTTCATTTAATATAGTATATTGAGCCTTAGCAACTGCTGGATCTATATATACTCCATAAGTAAGTTTTCTAGATACTTTATTGCCTGCGTTGAATTCTTTCCATTCATTCTCACTAAGATTTATAGGTCTAACTACCATACCTGGAGCATTAGCCTTAATAGCATCAGCATAAGTAAGTCTAAACATAAATCCATTATAAGTAGAAGGATTCCAAGGAACTCTTTTAGCCCCATTAACTACAGATTGGTCTAGTAGTCCATTAAACTTATCAACTTCAGTCTGTCCTCTTACCTCGCTTAGATTATTAGTAGACATGTATGTCTTATAAGCATCTAAGAAGTTGTTAAGCCCAGCTCGATAATTCCATAATGCTACTAACATTCTAGCTGCTGTAGTATTACTTCCATATGTACCTATATAATCCTTAACCTGCTGTATATCAAGTTTACTCTTACCATCATCGTCAGTACTAGTTAAATCACTGAATGATAATGTAAAGTAGTCATTTATAAATGAACCATTAGGGGTAGCTACTATAGCTCTAATGATTGGTGGTACTCTATCTGCAACTTCTGCATTTGCCTCTTCATTAGAAAGACCCCTTGATTTAGCTTCATCAAATGCTCTTGCTCTCTTCTTCTGCATTTTGATATACATGTCCGCCAGATTTGATTCAGTAACTTTCTCCCCGTCTATTTTGAGATGCTTGTTAGTAGTTGCAAATACTATACCTTTACCTCTAACTGATTTATCAATCATAGCTACACCACCCTGTCCAGTATATCCATACATAGGACTTATTAGAGCATTAGGAAAGGCTTCTTGTAGTTCATTAAGATTCCAAGTTTGACCTGGTACCTCTTTTAGTCTAGTTGCCCTAGAGAATGTAATGTCAGATTTATTGATTTTAAAGTATTTAGAAGATGTTGGATTAGAATTAGACCATTCTTGCATATTCTTATACCACTTCCTATACTTAGATATAGCAGCATCTAACTTATTACCATGAGCTTTATCCCATTTCTGCCAAGTGTCTGGATTAGTAAGTTTACCCATAGTAAACTGAATATCCTTACCTCCATCTATACTGACTCTGTAAACAATATTAAATGCAGTAGACTCTACTTTAGTCTTATCATAACCTTGTTTGTCTCTAGCTATATCTGTTCCAGTGGTACTAGTATCGTCTTTACGAACTTCAAGATAGAAACTTCCATTATTCCATACATCTAATCCTAACTTAGCTAAATATGCATTACCACTATCAGACAGTCTCTGTAAGAAATCTTCATCAAACTTCTCACCAAATGTTAGGTAGTTTCTAATATCCACCAATAATGATTTAAGAGTAATCAATTGATTAGCAGTATAATGAATTCCATTTTTAGTAAAGACGTTTAAATCATCTATAATATCATCCTTAACTACTCTATCAAATGTTCCGTCCTCATTCTCTAACATACCATATCTCATATACCATCCATAAGCCCTAATTCCAGACATAACACCCTCTATTTCTGAATCTAATACAGTAGTCTTCTTTCCATCCAAGTTACCTAATAATTCATTCTCTATAGGATTATCTCCTTTAGGTTTGGAAGGACTTTTAGGCGTATAAGGAGCAGCTTTAGCAGCTGGTTCAGGAGATTGAGGTGTCTCTTCAGAATTTATTGGAGAAGGAGTATACCCTTCCAATTCTGAATCCAAAGCAGCCATTCTGATTTCTTTGAAGGTGTTAATAATACGTTCCTGACTAGGAGTTACGGAAGTTCTATCTTCCTTGATAAGATTCTTCTCTTTTACGTATGCAGATAATCCATTATTAATAATGTAAGTTCCTTCTTTAGAACGAGACATCATAGTATAGAAGGATTTAGCAAAATTAATAAGGTCTGCCCAGTCAGTAGAATCATATTTAGCAAAGTCTACATCAATAATGAAGTGAGCAGCTTCTGAGCCTTGTACAGATTTAGGAGTGTATACCTTGATTCTACTATCATTCATTCTCTGAATTAACTGATATGTAGGAGAGTTTTCATTATCATATACATAACCTATTTCACCATCAGCTTCCAATAATGCCTTAATATCTTCCTCTGAAATTTCATTTACTATCTTCTCTCCATTTAGTGGATTGTCATCGTCTTGATAATGTTTCAGAATTAAATTACTAGTAATTTCATTGAATATTCTATCTCTGACTTCTGCATCATTATCAGCGGTCACATTATCCTTGTTAAAGTTGATCCTACTAAGAATTGCATTAACCTGCTTATTATTATCGTCTTTCTGAACATTAGTAATACGTAAGCTAATATCCAGTTTAGGAGTTCTAACCGTTAATGCTTCAGTTGGTTTAACATTGTATATACTAGTTTCTACATTCTCATATCCATTCTGATTTAAATCCCCTAATAGTATTATTGTAACACCATTCTTGGATGCCCAATCAGATAAGAATTGCATATAAACGCTATTAACCCAAGTAGCTTCATCAATAAACAGCAATCTAGGAGTAGCGTTATCACTATATTCTATATCAGACTTAGCAACTGCTACAGTATATCCTTGCTTAAGTTCATTAAATTCTACTAAGTCATATAATTTAGACTCAGTATTAGAGCTATTAATGTCCTTACTAAGTTCACCATAAGTCTCATCACCTAATACATGTCTCATTAAACCTTCTACAGTAAAAGATTTTCCATCACTTCCTAGAGAACTTACCAAGTTATTAACTTGTTGCTCGGACGGTCCAACCTTCCACACAGTAGAATTAGGGTTAATTTTAGTAACGATTCCCTGTACCAACTTAGCAATTACCGCTGTTTTACCAGCACCTCCGATACCATTAACCATTACAGTATTAAAGTACTTTAGTAATTCACTACCAGGCTGACCTTTAGGAACATTAATATTATCTATAGCAGCATTCATTACTTCTGGATTAACTGCCATAGCTGTAGACATATAAGCAGCATATTCTTGGGCAAATAAGGGAGCATAAGTAGCTTCTGAATCAGCAAGAGTCTCTCTTAAGTAGTAATCAAAATCAGACTTCTTAAATGCTAATGTGGCATGTAACCACATATAAATATCAAAGTCTTCTATATATTCCGTTTCCGGGCTAAACCTAGTGTTATTTTGATTTACTAAACTAGACATATTGAATTTAGCCCCCAAATTAGAGAACATAGCTTTGAGTACTGTATTTACTGATTCTCCACTTTCAGATACTATTTTATGGAAAGTATCATAAAGCTTATTCTGTAAGTTAGCTAATTCAACTGATATTGCTGGATTATCATAAGCTGCTTCGTCAATATTGTCCAAGGTTGGGGTAGATATTTCATCTAAACCTGCAAATAACTTGGTTCCGTTATATTCTAAGTCTTTTAGGAATCCATATTTACCATTACCTCTTAATACATCATATAGCAATTTAGATATCTTTTGACCAGTTCTAGCATGTTTACTAAACTGATTTACCCCATTCATTATAGATAAATCAGTTAAGAACAGCAACTGATTAATAATTTTATCCAATTCTATATTCATCATGGCTGCCACATCGTCCCTAATAACTCCATATTTCTCTTCTTTAGGGAAGTATGTCTCTAAGAAATGATTCATAAGAGCATTATGCCCAAATGGCCTATCAATATCCAAATCAGCAGTAGAACTAGAATAGATTACTGATTTAAGCATATTAATTGCTGTAATAGCATCTTCTATTTCCTTCTCTTTGTTGCCATCTAGAACATAATCAGATATAGTGGGAGCTGCCTCAAATCTTCGTTGCTCATTCTCTACAAAGTCTATAATATTAGAGGTGCTTCCGAACACAGTTCTAGTAAAATCCTGAAGATAATCATACACTGGACTGGTTTTAAGTTTAAGCACATCACTACGTAGTTGCAATACTGTTGCATTGTACGGGTTGGCTAGTACTTCACTATTTATTTCTTTAGCAGCATCTTGATATATCTTCTCCATGTTATTAATACGCTCTTCAGTGTACTTCATAACATTATCTGCATCTTCAGACTCGTAGTATTCTCCTACAGCATCAAAATAATCTAAAGTTTCATTAATAAGCTGTTTCTTGTACTCTTCAGAATTAATAACATCATGGATTTCCTTGTTTATGTCTTCTAAGTTCTCTCCATTAACTTTCCCTAATGTTTCCATTAGTCTATCCATCAATGGATTAGGAAGAAAGTTACCACTATCATCAACGCCTCTACTAATAATCTTATTAACGAACATATTGCCTAAAACAGTCGTAACTGCTCGTTCGTTAGAGATTTTATCACCAAGAACACTAAGTAGTAAGTCTTTAGTCTCGGCATCCATAAATCCATAACCTTGTGCCATTTGAATTACTCCTTGAACTCTTCCTAACACTTCTTGGTTGTACAGTTCAGTTTGTTGTAACCTAGCTTCAGCCTCTTCATCAGATTCGTTGTCCTTTCTGTCAAATACTTGTCTAGTAAACTTCTTATTAAGAACCCAGTCAATGTTACGATCTACTCCAAATCTAGATTGGAGTTCTTGCTCAGTAACATCTTCTAGATTAAGTCTATCTATAGTAGCCTTTAAATCAATCATAGTTGAGAATACTTCCTTTCTAAATTTGTAATATTCATCAACTGAGATACTACCTTCTTGAAGCTTGTTAGAGAACTCTTTATTAACCTTCTTATATATACCATAAGCAGCATCTAGAGCTTCCATCTTATCTTGCTTCAGATATGCTTCGTATTTAGGTTTCAGAGATTCTATTTGTTCTTCTGATAAATCCTGGAAGTTCTGTTTAGTATCAAATTCAGCAAAATCCTTAAATGTAGCTGCATAATATTGATGGTTAGCTAAATTATCTATAGCAAACAACATTTGATCTGTATAATACTCAGAGAATGAACCGTCCAAGAATTTCTGCTTTTGAAGTTGTAAATCAGAATATTCTTGCTGTAGTCTTTGTAAATCAGCTTGATAAACTGACCCTTTCTTGTCTGTGTCATTTGTCTTATGCTCCAGATCTGCTATTTCGTTGCGTTTCTCAACTATTTTAGAAGTAAGGGTATTAAAATCTTGAAGCATTTTACCATTATAGCCATTAAGAATAGCCTTACCGAATTTCTGACCATCGGATACCTCAATGCTAGCTAAAGCCTTCATTCTAACATCACTCATTACCATCTTGTCTAATAGCTGTTCGTCGGATAGTCCCATACCTTCTTGGTTAATAACAGCATCTAGATGTTGAAAATAGCTCTTAGTGAGATTATATACTGCTTCATTTTGATTATCTGCTCCACTAGTAGGAGATGTCCATACAGTGCCTTCCTTAGTATCCTCAGTCTTAGTAGCAGATAGATTCTTATTACCTAATTTACCCTTCTTCTTAAGATTATTAAGCTCTTCTATTAGTTCATTAGTACGCCCATTTCTGATTAGATATATAAGCTCTTGATTAGTTTGCTCATTAGTAGCTCTATGATTATTTACTATGTCTACACCATGGAATATAGCACCACCAATAGCTCCTCCGAAGAAACTCATTCCATATCTTTCAAAAGCATTCTCCCAAGCATTCAGTTTATTCTTACTCTCAGTAAAGCCCATCTCTTGGGCCCAGTTAAATGTAGCTTTAGCTAAATCAACTACAGCTTCTTCAGACATTTCCTCTAGACCTTCAGTAAGCATCTTCTGAGCAAACCCAGTAGTATGATTTCTAACATCAGACCAATAGTCGGAAGACTTCTTTTTAGCTGTATCAAAGAATTTAGCTAGCTTCTTAGGTTGTGGTATATTAGATTTAGCTAGTGTCTCAAATCCCTTATTAACTTCCTCTGCAACCTCTTTAATTGCTTGTCTGTAAGCAGGTACGGAAGTCTTAAGTTCTGGGAAGAATATTTCGCCAAGACCAGTTCTATCAACTGCATACATACCAGCAACAGCACCCCATGCAATAGCGGCTGCTTCAGCTCTAGTAGCTCCTTGGCCGATAGCATCCTCAAAGGTTTCTAAACCCTGCATCATTGCCATGTAACCAAGTGCAGTATTTGCTGCCATTCTATTATTTCTCTTAAGGATGGTTTCAAACGCTTTAGCAGCCTTTAACTGATTCATTTCTATGACACTGCCAGCTACGTTCTTATACTTCTCTGGATTCTTAAGTAATATTTCGGCAGCTTCTTCTCCTGCTTTGGCTAAAGCAGCTCTTTGTTTGGCTTCTGTTCCAAGTAATTTATGAATACCTTGGAATATAGTTCTCTGCTGTGCCCACTGCAAAGCTACATCTGTTACTAAATCAAAGAAGTTCTCAGTTGAAATTAAGTTCTGCTGAGAATATTCAGATTTAGAACCTTTAAATGTTCTGCCTATACCCTGTAATAAGTTGGCAGTAGGAGTGTCTTGATTTAATCCTATAGTGGATTTATAGATTGTAGGTAGAATATCCATTAATTGAGCACCAATCATGGCACCTCCATATACAGTATTAACGTAGGGAACAAATAGAGGAGCTATTGCAGCTACTGTCTTCATTACAGTACCAGTAACTGATTTATCAAGTCCGTCAGAATCGAAGAAATCATATTTATTAGCAGCCGAACCATCCACAGTAAATGAATCAAATGCTGATTTAAATTTACGTCCGTATGCTTCTCTTCCTCCTAGAGTCTCATAGTAGTAAGTACCTTCATCGTTATATTTTAAGTCTCCTTTACTGTGTTTAACAACTCTTCCAGTAAATGGATCTGTATGTTCTCCATCTTCATCCCACTGTGCAAGAACTAAAGGCTCACCTAATGACGCTAAGAAACCTACTGGATTACCAAATAGTATATTATCATTAGGTGTATATTCCTTATACTTCCCAGTTTTATAGTCGTATACCTTTTGAGTTTGAGCTAGTTCAGAGGCAGTCCATTCTCTATTGTCAGTTCTTCCTATTTGAGATACACCAGTCTTTAATCTATCTGGATTGAGTACTCTAGTTACATTAAAATTAATGTCCCTAACTTTACCATCCTCTGGTCTTAACTGAGAATAAGGATCCCAATCAGCATCATCCATAATACTTTCCTCAAACTCATCATTAGCAAACTTTTGATAAGTTTGAGCGGCGGCATCATATACTTTATTAAAGGACACTTCATCAAACTTACCTTCATCATCCTTAAATTTATCTTGGACATATTTACTATTCTTATAGGTATTTCTATCTAATAATCCAGTATTGTCGGCAGTTAATCCTACATCTCTAAAATTTCCAGGAGTAAACGAAGGATTATCTATCTGCGCTATGAACCAATCATTAGGTTTCTTTACGTTATTCATATTTAGTCTAATTTAGATGTACTAGCTCCAGTAAATGTTGATAACTTCTTAGCTTGAGCAGCTTTACCTTTTATAATTCTCATATCTCCCCAATCCGCAGGAATTGTTGGATCTTCACCTGCTACATTAAGAGCTAAACCAGCACTTTCAAGTATAGGCATGTAAGCTACAGTTCTAAACAGTTCACTTTCTGGAGTAATACCTAACTTACCTTTAAACAAATTCTTAATATTATCAGGGTCTACTTCAGGCATCCTTCTGATATTAGTCATATACCCTTCCCCTGCTTTATCTACATCAATTACTCCACTCTTTCCACCAATCCAGCTATCACTACCTCCAGCTATTACATTAGTCATTAGGAATGGTCGGAACTTAGAAGGATTCCATATAAGTTCCCCATCTTTATTTTGATACATATAATCTCCTAAATTGTGAGTATTCAATATCTGTGATAGCTCAACGGCAGTTATATTATTGCCTCGCTCCTTGATTTCTTTCTGAGCCTCTATAAATTCCGGCATTAATTCAAAATCTGGGACAATCTTACCATTAGCATCATATGTGTATGGTAGTATAGCCCTAGCTAATTGTGTGCCATCATATAGTACCTGCCCAAGATTGGAAGAATCTACTCTCTGATTTCCTAGAGAAATAGAAGTAGTATCAACTATACCTCCAATTCCTGAATTTAATAAAGATTGTAATGACCCTTGCGGAACTACGTCACCTTTCTGGTCTAATGGCATCCCATAAATAACTGCATCAGTATGCATTTGATATCCTTGACCCGGATTTACTATGTAAGTGGATTCTACTCCATTCTCTCCAGCATAATAAGACATTATAGGCTTCATACTCAAAGTCTTCTTATTACCATTACTATCGGTATTAGCTCCAGTGGTAGCAGCTTTATCAAAATCAATTCCAATTTCACTAGTATTGTCAATTCCAGATGCAACCATATCAGCCACTAATTTATAAGCACCTTTATTAGGGTCTAATCCGGCTAATGCAGCTTTACCTCTTAATAATGCCTTAGCATTAGTAGGCATTACAGAGATTAAATAATTTAAAGCAGTTACAGCTTTCCTAGATTGATCTGTATTCTTCTCTGTGATTTTATAAACACCATCCTCCCCAGCAGCTAATAATTCATCAATACCGTCTTTTATATCCTGGCCTTTCTTGGTTCTAAAGAATTCTTTTGAAGTATTATCCTTTCCAATTTTACTAATAAGTTCCCAAATAGTCTTATTAATACTTTCCATACTAACACCATTAGCTATAGTAGTAGATATGTTATTAGCAAATGGGACATTATTAGCTCTTAGTTCAGCTAAATCTGCATTAGTAAGTACTCTATCACCTCTTTCTAAAGTAGATTTTAATTCCGGACCATCTTCTCCCATCACATAGTATCTACCATCTGTACTTACTGCCATTTCACCATAGGAACCATTCTTCTTAGATTCTTCTATAGCCATCTTCCACTGCTCCTTACCCTCTCTAAGTCTAGCCATTAATTGTAGTGTACGTCTATAAGCAGTTGCAGTAGAATTTGGATCTAACGGATTATTCCTATTAGCAAACAAATTACTTACTTCGGAAGCCACAGCATCTACGTCACTAATGAGGCCTTCTTTGTATAGAGCTTGTAATAGGCTCTTATCTATACCTTCTGCCTTATCTTTAGTACTCTCCACATTATTAGAGCCTTCTGTATATGGAGCACTAGGCATTGGTTGTGGAACATTAGTGTAGCCAACGAAGGCGGGAATACCCCCGCCTTGTAGCTTCTTAACTTTATTAATTATTTCCATGACATTCCTTTCTTAATCAGCTCAGCAGTTAAAGAAGACATATGCTTAATTAAATCTGCTTGTTGCTTTTTAGATTCGTTAATATTCTTATGGAGTTGTTTATTATCTTCTAGCATTCTCTTATTGAAGTCTCTTGCTCTTTGCATTATTATTCTATCAGCTGAATTCATTTTAGCTCCAGATTTATTATAAGGTATTTTAGCTTGAACTGGATTTACTTGCTCAAACAACCAAGGCATTTGAGTTAGTTTCTTTCTTTGGGCTAACATTTCCTGATTCTGGGCATCAACTAATCGATAATAATCATTCATAGCAGCTTTCATTCCCTCTTGATCATTGTTCTTTTGAGCTTCAAGGTACCTATCTTGTAATGCTTGTAATTGAGGTCTATATTTAGTAGCACTAGATAGTCTAGCCTGCTCTAAATCGAACTGCTTGCCAGCTGCCCTATTCTGTCTAAATCTTCCTTCAATGCCTGCTAAGTAAGGGGAAATTACTCTTTCATAGTTATTAGTAATTCTAGCAGAATCAATTTGTTTCTTAGCCGCATCAATTTGTAACATTGAAGCTCTGTTTCTATTGGCAGCATCAGTTCTTCTAGCCTTAGCAGCGTCAGATTCTTGTTGTGCTAATGTTCTAGTTCTATTAAACATATCTGCATCCGCCATATCTCCTTGGAATCTCATCTGGGCAGCTCTGTTACCAGCTTCTAACTCTCCAGCTAACTGTAAAGAACCATCGGAAGTTCTAGGTCTAGCAGCTAACGAGGTGAGATTAGAAGCCTGCTTATCAGCTGATACTTTAGCAAGATAGTTACCAGTAATAGGTACTACATTCTCATAGGTATTTACTAATAGTGGCTTTAATCCTTCTTTATATTTGTCTGCGGCTCTACGATTAGCTCTTAATCCTCCAACCATTCTACCTAAAGCAATAATATCTTCTGGTAGTGTTCTTAAACCAGACAGTATATTAGTAGCTGCTTTACCCTTAGTATTTAATTTATAACTACCTGAATTATTTGTAGTTTTAATATCTTGAGGAGTAGCTTCTACGTCAGGAACTGTTTCGTCTAATAACCCTGTAGTTGCAATTGGAGTATTAGGAATATTAAATCCTTTACCATCAGTAATACCAGCCATCTTTAGTTTAGGCATAAAATTTACCATACCTTGATTTAAATTCTTAATAACATCTATATCATCAGGAACTAGGGATTTCAATACATCCATTCCCTCCTTAGTAGTAGCTGCTGTACCTAAATGTCTTAAGAACGTTTGATCTCCCTTAAGTCCATCTGCTGTCCACTGAGTTCCCTTGTCTGAACTGCCACCTCTACCAGTAATACGTCCTCTTCTTACTAAATCAGACATAGTGTCTTGATTAACAGAAGTAAGATTATTAAATGTAGTTTGATAAGCAGCTGCATTGGGATCATATGTGAGAGATGTATCACCAGGTTTAGAGGTACCAAATCCTAATTTAGCATAATCTCCCTGCATATTATTATACTTACTAGCATTAGCAGGAGTTATATTACCTAAAGTGTTTTTAAGTCCTAAGCTATTAAGTATGTCATTATTCCAACTTAAATCATCTGCTGACCTAACGTTACGACGTTGTATTGGAGCAGCAGGAGATTGAAATTTAGGAATTAACAATCCACCATCTGCCTTCTTGGTAACTCTATCATCCTTAGATTTCTTTTTAGTCTTAGGCTTAGTCTGCTTCTTAGGAAGTTCCCTCTTAATGTGAGCAGTGCTACGTTTAGGAGGGTTAACAAGCTCCCACAAGTATCTAGCATTCTTGTCTGTAATGGAATTAGGAGTAACAGTAATTTCAGTTGGAGTTGGTGGAGTATATATACTTCTTCTAGGAGTCACATCTTCATATCCAAAATCCTTCTTATTCTTAATTAATTCATCCCATACTTTATTATACTCGCGTTCAGGTATAGGTTGAAATATGTCTCTATAAGCATTCTCCTTACTAGTTCTAGCAGCTCCAGCTAACGGTCGTTTGGGAACTGGTTGATTAACAGCCCATGAAGCTAATGCCTCGTTCTTAGCTCTCTGAGTTTCTTTAGACACAGCTTGTCTACTAAGTCTGTCATTCTTAGCCACTTCTCTAGTTCTTGCAATATTTGTAGCAGCTCTAGAAGGCTTAAATTTAGAGTCGTCTACATCTGCCCTTTTACTAGCATCAGCCACAGCTTTCTCCTTGGTGTGTCTAATATAACCTTGTAATTCAGCATTCTCTTTAGTATATTCATTTCTCTTCCCAGTCGGAACCAAAGCAGTAGATTTAGCGTTAGAAGGTCTAGAGCTAGAAGGCTTAGTTTCAGTAGGACTATTAGCATTTAACTTCCTGTATTTATAGGCATTATACCACTGAGGCACCTTTTCAAATCCAGGTATAGATGGGAAGCTTCTTTGCATATTTCCTGCAATCTGCTTCTCAGATGTAGAATATACTAATGGAACTTCTATCTCTCCTTTGGAAGTCATGACTTTCTTAGTTTTATTAAAATCATAGTCATGTCTTATGATAGAGTTAGTTCCCATTCTCCAATTAGCCTTCTTAGAAATGTTAAGATCATCATCCTTTAGCAATAACTGAAGAGCTGCATTTTGATCTGCTAATTTCTTATGACTTACAATTTCATTATACTGATTAGCAGTTAACTTCTTCTCTCCCTTATTAGTAGTTATTTGATAGTCTCCAGTCTTAGCAGCATTCTTAAGGTTGTGTGACTGTATTCCTCTTTTAATTCCTCTACCTCCACCTATTGCAATTTTAATAACTTCTGCAATGTTTCTATAATCATCTACTGTTAAGTCTTTAGGAGTATTTATTGCCTTGTGTAAGGATTGTATACCAGCTGGGCCGTAATTTCCAGCAGTAGCAATTGAAAGTAATCTAGGTGCCCACTTTACCACATTTTTAAGAACTCTACTGCCTTTAGCAGCTGCACCTAATCCTGGAATAAATCCTACTAAATCCAAGCCTATATTGCCAGCTAAACGTCCCCAATCACCTGAATCTAGTCCATCATCAGCAATATCAGCTCCAAAATTAGCTAAGGTTCCTGCAATTCCTACTCCTCCTAATCCAGGAATCATAGATGCTATATCAGCTCCAATGGCTCCTAGTCTAGCTATATCAACTCCGGTAAATCCAGTTTCAGCTAGCTTACGTTCTCTAGCTGCTTTTTGCTCTGGTGTTAAATTAGCAGCAGAGGGCTTAGTTTCGGCAGCTTTCTTAGCAGCCTCCTCTTCCTCTATTCTTTTAAACTTAGATAGTACAGCCTGACGATCTCTCTCATACATTTCTTCATTAGCACGCTTGTTTAAGGCATTCCAATCAATTACATTACCTTGCTGTGCTTTTAAAATCCCACCTTCTGCTTTATATTTGGGAGAATTAGCTATATTATATAGATATTCAACACGATCTTTACCAGTCTGAGTAGTAAGAGCTTCTACCCATCTAAGTTGTCTAGTTTTAGGGTTGTAAACTCTAATAAGTCCTGTGCTCGGATTATAGCTATTAGGAATTACATATTCTCCCGAACCTAACTGCTCCAAAGCTTTACCTTTTATATCTGGATCGTTAGCATTACGTTCAGCAGCTCTTATGTAATAATCTAAGTCATTAGCTAACCTTTGAGCTGCTGTAGTTCCTGGGACTGCTTTACCAATATTTGCAGAGTCATAATATCCAGAACCATCTTCTCTATGAAGAGGAACAGTTTGTGTACTTTTATCAGGATTTAAATCATAGGCACTAAAACTTAAAGACCATGGATTGTCATATCTGGATTTATACACACCTTCGAAATTATATGGAATTACTTCAGGCAGAGTAGAAATTGTGTTATAGTTTCCTATATTGGAAGCTCCTAACTGTCTTATACGTTCCTCTTCAGCAGCTTTAGCATCAGCATGTGATTTCTCTTCTTGAGCAGTATTCCTAGCATCCACTTCTTTCTGAGAAGCTTCGTCTAGTGCTCTTTGTTTATTATCAATATAAGCTTGAATTGCCTCATCAGTATATCCTTTCTGTCTAGCCTCAGCTTCCCATTGCTTTCTCAAACCGCCTCTTACATCGACTGTAGCAGTTTGCTCTTCTTGTGGCTTTAACCACCTATCTAGACCTCCACCGCCCAGTTCTGCAAATGCATTATAATCATTGTTGTCTAAAGTTCCATTATTAATAGCTTCTACAAAGCGTTTAGATCTATTGAGAATTTCATCAGCACCAATAGTACCTTCTAGATCATAACCACTCAACATTTCTGAAGTTATACCACCAGCTATGTCTGCCATTAATTTCAATCTATCTTCCTCGCTTCTACGATTAAAGAAATTATCATTATCTATGTCATTGCCTCCGTACCATCTCCTAGATACTTCTCCAGTGAAGTACTTATTAAAATCAAACTTCTCTTTCTTAGGAGTTGCTACTGTAGGCTTCTTATATGTATTCATGCTTTTAATATAGCTTAGAACGTAATCTCCAGCTCTATTATTAGCATTATTATCGGTATTCCTCTCTCCTCCCAGGAAATTCTTATCAAATTGTCCTGTACTACTTAATGACTTATCAGAAACGTTGAATGTACCGTCTCCATTTAATGTAACAGTTCCGTTCTTGATTCCGTCAATAAGTCTAGAAGTGGCTGTTCTGAATGCATCAGCCTTCTTTCCAGAAAGGTTGTTATTTGTAATGTAAGTATCTACATTTCTATATAATCCAGATATTAGATCTGATTTATTGTACTTACCTACGTCTTTCCATTCAAATAATTCTGGTTCTTCTGGAGATTTACCGCCACTGTTATACTTTCTAATTACTTGTGACATACTTATATAAACTAAGAAAGGAACATATACTTATTCATATATGCTCCTTTCTAACTTTGTAAATGATTATCTAACTCTTCTAAGTTTAGAACCATTTCTAGCGAATGTTGGTTCCTCTTGAGGAGCTTCTCCAGGCCCCATTCCGCCTTGCATTGCTTGAACTAGTGCTTGACATACAGCCATTGCAGCTTCACAATTCTGTGTCTGTACAGCTTGAGCTGCTACTTGAAGAATCTGTTGCATTGGGTCTTGAGCTCCACCTTCTGGTGCTCCACCTTCTACCGGTGCTCCTTCTGCTGGTGCAGCTGCTGGTGCAGGAGCTGGGCCACCTTGTTGCATAAATTTAATTGATTTACTTTGAATTCTCATGTTAAATTACTGTTTAACGTTAAACCTTAACTGTCCTACAAAGGTAGTTATAGTTAATGGAACTAACAAGTTAATCTTCTGTTTCTGTATCATGCAGCTCGGAGAAGCTCCACAGATACTTATCTTCATTCTTCTTACCATAATAAGGCAATTTATGGTTACAAACTCTGCTTATTTTAGTGCTATCAAATCCTGCTTCACGTTCAGCCTGACATCCAGATTCCCAGATCTTAACCAATTCATAATCTAAAGTGTATTGGTATACAGTTTTAGATCTAGGATTATCCTTACCAAATTTACGTACCCTAACAGGTTCTTTGTAACTAACAACAGGTATAGATTCTATAGAGAATCCGTATCTCCACTGATAACCTCCAGCAGACTTTTGCTTACCTCTACAAACTGCTATAATTCCTGAAGAATCTGTGTCAGTAACTTCAGAGGCTTGGGCGGCACTATCATAAGTATCTATATAGTTCCCATCCAATGAATATTGAGATACTATTCTAGCTCTAGATGCTTTTAATTTAGCTTTATGAACTTCATTCAGTTTAGTACCATATGAGGGATGATTTTTACCCCTAAGAGAATGTCCTCCTATAGTGCTATTATAACCGTTATTATATGAATCATACAGTCCTATATAATATATTTCTAATGCATCTAATTTATCTGTTAAAGCCTTCTCCGTGTCAGCTGATGCGGTGTTTAATATTTCATATTCAAAGGAATCCCATCCATATTTACGAATTGCTCTGTAAAATGGCTTGTCATAATCTTTATGATTCCCATTAAAGGCATTATTTCTATGTCCATATTTCCTTCTAGTCTCATTAACAGTCTGTCCTATATAACATTTACCACTAGGAGACGTATATTTATATATTACGCCGGTCATTACATTTACTCTTTATCAAGCGACACATATTCAGGTTCACGTTGGTCTTGTTGCTTTAAATATTCAAACATCTTCTTACCAAGTGCCTTATAATCTTTATCTGACTTACTTTTACTAGCTCTTTTAGCCATCCGAATCAGAGTCTTAGTGTTCTTTCTACTGAAGATTCTCTCTCCTCCTTCTAGTTCCATTTGAGTAGAACCATCAGGAGCGATTACTTTCATAGTAGGTACTTCATCATCATCTTCTATATCAAGTTCGTCCCCCTCACTTATTCCAGAGCCTTGATTAACTTCTAGTACTAATAGTACGTTATCCTCTTCAGCTATAGTATCATCGTTTGGGTTGCCCTGATATATTGAGATTACTTCTAAATCCTCATCTATAAAGATAATGTCAAGAGGAATATCAGTATCTTTCATCCAAAATCCTACAGTCTGAGGTTCATCGTAAACAAACAGCATACCCTCATCTTCAGCTAAGGACTTTCTGCCTTGTAATCCCTTAATTTTATCTTCTTCTGATTCGGCTACTTTAACATTATATGTTCTATCACCTATCTCTATTCTCATTTGTTACCAATGTTTAGTGAGTCTAAATCCAAACTTGCAAAGTATAGTGCTCTATTTCCGTAGTTTATAATAGACAAAGTCCTCTCAAAGAAATCAGAACCTATAATGCCTATAATATTATATCCCTCTATTTGAAGCTGCCTTCTTACTGATGATAAATCAGATTCCATAAATATTACATCTCCTATAGATAGTTCGCCTATAACTACATCTACTGTCATTTCCTCAGTAGAACCACCTATTCCATGATATTGTACATCTACTGTATGACTAAATACAAACAGTTCTTGGTGTGTTCTATAATAATCTGAATCTATAAGTGATGTGTTAGCACCAGTATCTATTATAAAATAAGCAGTTTGATTACCTACTTGGCTCTTAACTACAGGTATGTTACAAGCTTCTGTATATTTATTCTCAAAATATAGTAAAGATTCTGTATTAGTAGGTCTATTATTACACCCCACAGCTAAGAAGAGCATGATAATTAATAAAGCAATTCTTCTCATTGAATTTCTTTTAATATTCCGGTATTGTCGATAGTATTATTAAGTATCTCATGTACTAACAACTTACCTGCCTCAATAGCGGACTCATCATCGCCCTTCTTCATTAGCTCTTCAAGCTTATTAGTTACATCTAGGTTGAATATAATCTCATTACGTTCAATCTCTGCATGTTGTACTAACTCGCCACCATCTTCCTTACTAACTACTGGTATGCCTTTATTAGTTACATCTTTAAATTCTGGATTTACATCTTCTAAATGATGCTTATTCTTGTGTAATGCTCCCTCCGGAATTACATTAACTTTACCACCAGATTTAAATTCTGGAACAGAGGCTTTAGTTTTATTAAGGATAGAGTTAGCCCATTGCAATTCTTTATCCAAAATCTTTATTCCGTTTCTACCTATAGCCATACTTCTATATCCGCCATTTAAAGCTATTTGATTTCTAAGTCCTATGCCACTGTAGTTAGATGCTGCAAATGCATCTTGTGCTTCTTCATTAATATCGGCAACTAAATTCTGCTGTCTTTTAGCTTCAGATATTTGAGCATTGGCTTTCTTTCTGGCTCTATTACTAAATAATCCATACTTCTTACCACTCTTAGTAAGAGCATCATCTACCTTAGCTAGAGACCCTCCGTAAGCAGAACCTTGCTGTTCCCAAGTCTCATTATCTTTATTAATAGTGTTAGCTCTTTTACCAAAGGCACTATTTATAATGCCCAATCCGGTTAAATTACCTAATGTAGAACTAAATATAGAATCTTGAGTTGTCATTCCATCAGTGCCACCAGTAATAGCATTAATTCCGTCTGATACCAAACCTCCAACTTTCATTGCTCCTCCTATCACAGGATTAATTTGCATAGCCATGTTAGCAGCAGCATCATATGCATTATCCATACCTCTAGTAATAGATCCTTTAGGACCTTGATAAGCATTATTCTCAGGCATAAATGATCTTACTACGTCAGCTACTTGACTAGCAACATTTACGGTACTGCCTATATTGGACTTACTAAAGATACCATTTCTGGATCTTCCTCCAGAAGGATTTAACGTATTAATAGGAGGCATAGGTGGTAATGGACTGAAACTAGAACCTCCATTCTGTATAGGAGCAAGCAAACCTGCCTGCCCCTTCAGAATTCTTCTTTTATAAGTGTTATGCATAGCTTATTGTAAATAATGTCTTTAATGCAGTAATTATAGCCAGCTCTTCACCAGTATATCTAACTCTAATCTTAATGTACTTATCTCTTAACCTAGTTTCTTTCCTACCACTCCACCAATCAGATACATCTATATCATCTATATTATATCCTAATGTTCTTAAATCACTAGGCATAAAATTCTCAACTGGTGTACTTTCAGAAATATCAAAACCTTTAAGGTCATTAGGTATTGGAGAATTACCTACAGATATAGGAACCTTATTAATTACTTCTCCATTTACATTAGATTTATTCCAAGTTGGCTCGTTCTTCTGCACAAAGGTAATAGAATTAATCTGTACATCCCAAACATCTTCCTGATAATTCATAGTACCTCTTAGACGTCCAGCTGTAGGGTCTTTAATATCTACTGCTTTAGCATGAGTCCATACTCTAAATTCATTTAACTTCTCATTGTATACTATTTCAGTTCCAGATAAGTTAACATAATCTTTATTAGGGGCAGTTTTCAATCTATAGTAATCCTCTACTTCATTAAAAGTATCTACTCTAGCATAATACAGAGGGAACATAGTAGATTTATCCATAGCTCCTGTTGCTATTCCATTTCTAGATATAGGTCTTTGGGAACCTCTTAAATTTAAGAAATTTCTATTATATAAGATGTCAGAGCCATTATATTGATAAAAGTCTTTAGTAGCTTCTTGTCTTATATACATATTCTTCTTATCGTCATGGAAGTCGTAAACCTCGCCTACAATTTCATAATGGAATGAATCTGGTTTAGCTTTATTACTAATAATATGCAAATTATTAAATATCTTATGAACTGATGGATTGTCAACTACTACAAATTCATACTCAAACGGATGTTGTTTACCGTACCAGAAACAGGGTTTAATTGGATCTTTTATATCTATGATTCCTGCCTGACCATGTTTCCAGAAGTCCGTAGTAAGATTCAAGCCGTCATTCACTCCGTTCTCTAGAATTTCTTTAGTAGTAATAGCAATACTAGATTGATATAATCCTAAATTATATGATAGATAATCTCTCCATCCAGTTAAATATTCATTAATATCTGTGGGAACCGTTCCAGACTTATATTTAGCAGTGATATCACATTGAATATTTAATTGAATTACAGGATACTTCCAATCTGGTTTAGAAAGCATTACTAAGTGATTACCTCCTCTAATGTCGAAATGCTTATAAAATCCAAAATTGTCTCTAACAATACTGAAAGTCTTCTCATAAGTAACTCCAGTTTTATCATCATTAGGAACAGCTCTATTTACTAAATCTAATTCCGTAGATTTCAACCCGCCATAAGTACCCCATTCATCAATAACAACGTTAGATAGAATAACTCCATCTTGTGATGTAGAACCTTTCTGGGAAGAACCCAATTTACTTATCCATTTAGAAGTATCCCTATCGAAGCTAAAATATACATTATCAATATTCTCTGAGTAAGACGGAACCCAAGAATAGAATGTAATCCATTTACCTAAAACCTCATTATAACATATATTCCAAACTTTCTCTTCAAATCCGTATAGATTATCATAGAATGTGAACATTACGTCTTGCTTGAATCTATTATAATGACTCTTAACATTCCTAACCCCTATTATTGGAGTCAGCTCACGCTCAGTTAGACTAATGTTCTCATTCAGAAATTCCTGTATCTTAAAATCTGAAATAACTTCAAACTGTTTGCCGTTGGTTCTCCATATCTTTCTTCCTACTGTATCCACTCCATAGACGTAATAGGGAGTCTTGATGACACTTTCTGACCATTGAGTACCGAATGTATCTGACAACATCATTGGATTCTCTGGCAGCACGTTAGAAGTGTTTATGAAGACATTTCCACCCGAACCTTCTCCAGCAACTGCACGTTCATTGACTGGAATAAGAGCTACTCCATGTTCAAATATGCAAAGTAGATTACCGAACCATTCAACCATCTTCATTAATCCTCCATAAATTCTAGGATAATCCCTATAATGAGTAAACTGGAATACTCTAAGTCCATTCTTGAAAGCATCATTAATGGCTAAATCAGAGTACAATATCCTAGTATCAAATCTATTCTTTATATAAGGCACTTCAGGTAATGTGTATGAAACCTTCTCTCCAACTGTACTTGCAAATCCTTCATTTACTACAGACGATTCTGGAATTTTATAATTACCGTCTGTACTCATTTCTTGTAAGGGGTAGAATCCTCTTTTAAATCCAGTAAGTCCTTCCTCACTAGGATAACTATAATCAAGAGATCTTATAGATAGATTTCTAGAGGTGTAGTATTTAACGGTAATCCAACTTCCAAGTCTAATTGCATTAACGTCTCCTCTGTTTATCTTCTCATTCTTCTCTTTATTCTCATTATCATAGTTATCTTTCCAAGTATTATCGTCTACTATCTCATCATTTATAGGGGCTGATGGGTCTTGGAAGTTTCTATTAAGTCTATGAGTATAGTTGCATATATAACAATCTCCTCTATAATAAGTCTTAACATAGCCAGAAACATCTCCTACTGTAGTTAATTCATACTTACTGATTACATCCTCTATACTGACTCTATCTCCTATAGCATAATAAGGAGATGTATCATCATATCTAGTAGTGAAATATTGTTTATATGCTGACGTACCATATCCCGGAGTATATATGTTTATTATATTACCTATGGTAGTATTTCCTATGATTCCGAGATATGGAGAGTAAATACCTCTTACTAAATTAGAAGCATCTTTAGTCTTATTGTCTGATTTAATATACCTAAATCTGAAAGCTTCTTCAGCCTCTCCTGCTCTACCTCTAAATGAAGTATCTTCAATAGCAATTAATGGCACATTGTCACCAACTCCCACTATTTTAGCATTTACTAAGTTATCATCTGAGTTAGCTTTATATCCTGGTACGAAGTAGTTTCTCTCATTATATACATCAATATCAAGATACTTAGATGTAGGCTGCACTCTAGAGTTCTTAGTAAGATATTGTGTTCCAGTGAATAATGAATTAAAATATCCCTGATTGGTGGAGTATTCTGGACATATTGCTGCTCTAGCTCCTAACTCCGACGAGTTTGAATCAATGCTCATTAATCTTTCAGAATAATTCTGATTTAGGATTCTATCATCATCCAAGAACCTTTCAATTTTATATTCTTGAGCAGTTGGTATTGCTGGTACTTCAGAATTTATATCTCTAGGTAATACATATGCTTGTGCTAAAATTGTAGGAATTCTCTTCTGTCTTACTATAAAGAATCCTTTAACTTTATCTTTCAAGTATTCTGCAACCTCTGTAGGAATGAATACTCCAATTCCACATACTGTAAAGTCTCCTGAATCTGGAGTATAGTCTATTTTAATAACACCCTTAGCATTCTCATAATTCTGTGAATCTTCTATCTCGTAAGTTTCTTCATCAACTGCTATATATGTTCGTTTACCCTCACTATCAAACAAGTCGGTAAGCCCATCGAGAGTATATCCATCAACTCCAAATAAATTATCTCTGGTTGGAATTTTATTCTTACCTCTGATATTGTATGCTGGAGATAGAGTTCCGTCAGTCATTACCCATACTATGGCAAGCCTATAAAACTCCTCATTCCAGTATCCAACATGATTATAGATATTCTTAGTATTATAATACTCTCCAGGGGTATTCGAAACACTTATGTCTGTGTAGGTATTATCTACATATCCTATAAGATCCTCAGATTTCTTTACATCAATGTATGGGAGAATTCTTAAGCTTATATCAGTTAAATCCTGATACATTTGATCTGGCTTATTAAAGTTACCCAAGAACAGCATGTTCTGACATACTGCCTGGGCTTTAACTTTATCAGCAATCAAATATTGCATATTTATATCTGATATAGGAATCTCAACTGCATTTTCATCTCCAGTAATGATTATATTACATATACCATTTCTTACTGGATATTTCTTCTCTATTTTAAATGCAGTTACAACTCTATTCTGGCTAACATCTGATGTGCTTCTAGTATAGTAAACTTTTAGATAATCATAACTTCCATCAATGTCTGACACTAAGAAGTTGATAGATTTATGACTATTTTGATCAATAAATCCTCCATTGATAGAGAACGGATCACCATCATTTCCTATAAAACATGATATAATACCTGATTCTGCTACGAAATCAGTTTCGTTATCATCAGCATCTGCATATTTAAAGTATAATACATAGTTTCCTACACTTAAATTTCCATGATGTAAAACTCCATTGAATGTTAATGAGGGAATTGTATTAACTCTTTTATAAAGAGATGTATCTAAATCGAATTGATTCTCGTCATACAGATTAGTGTCGTTATTTCCAATTCTATCTACTATTTCATAAGTATTGTTTTGAAGTACAGAGAATCTGGTGTTTATTAATCTTGGTATGTTTCTATTGTCATTAATAATAAGGTTAACCGAGCCATCGTAGGAAGACTGAGTAACGATATCTACAGGATTATTTAAACTAAATCCTAATAACTCTGTATCTAAGTCTATTATACTTCCAGCCTCAACGACCTCATCGCTATTAAAGCCTACATCGCCTGGATGTCTACCCTCATTATCCATATCCTCAGACAGTCTAAAGTTACGCAATGGATTGTATTCATATACAATCTTACCTTCAGGCTTTATCTGACTTAGATAATAAGATATGCTTAGGGTTTGGAAGTTTAAATTGCTAATTGTAAAACTGCCCTCGGATAATTGTACCATTACTCGTATACGCTTAATTTACCCCAATTGGTTCCTACTGCTCTACTATCTTTAAATTCTATATCTACTACTGGTAAGCCGTCGAAATACCAGGTAGCGGCTCCACTTCTGACTATCTCGAACTGTTTAGTTACTTTAGTAGCTTGTTTAACCATGAGAGTACCGTCTTGTACTTTTAGGTTTCTAACTACATTTGCCCCAGAGGATATAGCTGCCAATTTAACATCTTTGTTCTCTTCTGCATAATATATGGTACCTGATACAAATGGTTTATCATTATAGTCAAGAGGTACAACTGTATTATCATACAATACTGCAACAGTTCCGAATGTACTACCATCTGCTATTCCAACAGCCGCATTATACACGTCCTCCATTCCTGGAGCCTTTACTGTAACTTCAACTGGGATGTTAAAATCTTCATTGTCTACATGATTAAATGTTGCTAGCTTAACTATTTCTGTAACATCCTCCTCCTTAACCTGCTCCTCTCCGCTAATGATAGCATCCACTTGTTCTAGCACCTTATTAACTTGTTCCTTAATAGAGTCGCTAGTATATATAAAGGAACCATCCTCTGAAATTAAAACCTCGTCACTATATGTAGAAGAACAAGTAAGATTACCTTCTACTGAAGCATCATACTCAGCGTTGTATGCATAGTGTTTCTTATTTAAAGAGAAGAATGTATGAGTTACTGCTGTCCCCTTTTGAATAAGTACATTTTTAAATGTTCTGTACACTATTTCAGTCATTTCCAAGGTAGGATATGAGGAATTACCATAACAGAAGTCTTCTACCCATACATAATCGTTACCATCATACCATAGCAGTATTTGGTTAGAGCGCCCTCCTAAGAATTTATCACTTTTACTCTTTATATGTTCATAGGTGTTAGAGCTATCATCAAATACGTTAGAATGATTGTATGCTCCTGGATTTCCGACAATTACACATATAGGTCTTTCAGCAATAACTTTCTGAATAACCTCCTTTACCTTATCTCTAAAATCTCTAACATGCAAATCGTCTTTCTCCTTTATCTGCCATACACCCATATCTCCCATTCCTCCATAGTAATTGGGTCTACTCTTGGCATTTGTAGAATCTCTCCAGAAGTAGTCTATTATTTCTCTCTCAGTACGACCTCTGTCCCTAGTTCTAAATCCAATTTCTTTAGTATTGATAAGTCTTCCATCTAAATCCTTTACCGGATTAAATCCAAATACGTCTGGAATAGTATCTTTAGTAATAAACGGTACATATGGGTTTGTTAGAGTTATAGATGCACTAACTGTATTAGTGTATAGTCTAGATAAAGTGATCACAGTTAACCTTAGTCTATTAGTAGTATCATCCCAAGCGAATTTAAATTGTTGTCCTATAAGGTTGTTACTAGCATCGAAGAATTTACTATCGTCAACATCATCCTTAGACTCATCCCAGGTAGAAGTTTTATCTATTTGGAATTTATACTCCTTATATCCATTAATATTACCTGGTTTGGCAGTACCTATTAGAGTAATTTCAGGAATTGTCATTTTAGGCTTAGTTTCTTCGTTATCTCTAGATACTTCTATTTCTGTTTCAATACTAGCTTCATTTACTTTAAATGGATACTTTTCAGCTCCTTCAAGTTCATGCACTGGATTCACTGAATATACAAATTCAGTTTTAGAGTTCTTATAAGTGTTATATTCTTTAGCTTCATTAGTCATATAAGACTCGTCGCTAATAATAGGAGCACTAGGAAGTCTACTTAGTAATTTAAGTGCGTCCTCTATATTAAATACTAACTTGTTAAGAGTATCTACATCTAGATTAGCAAAATCATCTACGAATGATTCATCGGTTCTAAAATACTGTGCATTATATAGAGTAGTTGTAAACATCCACCTATAGCCTACTGTAGTATAATAGTCTTTATTGTCAGTATTTAATTTATAAGCTATTCTAACTAGATACAGTCTTCTTGGTTGTAAAACTCCAAAATTAAAAGTTTCGGTAAATGAACCATTGTAACTTCTTCTTCTTGGAGCTGTATATGTCATTACCTTTGAAGCAGTGAATATATCATAAAATTCAAATATTACAGATTCTATAGCTGTACCATGTCTAGGATAAGCTTCAAGTCCCCAAGTAAGTGTCATAGAATCTGGATTACAATAATATCTCCAAACTTTCATACTTATATCACCACTACCTAGCTTTGCTAAGTTAATAGACCCATTAATTTCTAATCCAGGTAACTTAGTATACTCCATACACGGAATAGCACTATACACTAGAGTATCATTCTCTACGTTCTCCTTTATTGGCAAATTAAGTTGTCCTCTAACCTTTCTGTCATATAAACCAGTATTTAAGTCGTATATAGGCCATGATTTATCAGAAGCAGGATTTGTATGAAATGGCAATGTATAAGTAGCTTTGCTAGAATCCCTGGAAGTACTAAACTGAGTCCCTAGAATAACATTGCTGGGAGAATATTCAGAAGAGTTACCGTAATAGGAATTATAAGATGTATTTACATCAGCAATGTTTGTAACTATGCTACTGTCAGGAGAACCATAAATTCCGTCTGGACAATTGTATTTATACTCCACTTCAAAGATAATAGCCGCATTTTTAGCCGGAACAGTTACCTCTATATCATCATAACTTACATCTGCATCTGTGGTATTTCTATATCCGAATGTAGAAACTCCTATAGAGTCTATAACATTTAAACTAGCTACTAAGTATAAATTTCCAAATACCTTATTATTATAGGTATTTACTGCATGCTTCTTTCTAAATTCGTCTACATCTGTACTTTCAGAATTACTCATAGTCTGAATAAAGTATCCAGAATTAAACTTCAATATTGGAGATGCTGATGCATCAAATGTTATAACTTTGTTATTAGCATCAAATCGTTTTAATTGGCTAGTAATGTCTCTAAGATTATTATTAGAGTCTAATACTGCTACAGACAGAGTTAGTAGTTTATTCTTCGGAGATGTTGCCTTACTTCCGGATGCATTCAAGAAATTTGATATAAATAGCTTTAAGCTATTAACATTTGCAGAGTCTAGAAGTATAGTAAACTTATCTCCAGAGCGTAAGATAGTATCTTTGGGGGATATTTCAACCTTCACTATAGTTTGATCTAAAATTCCGTTTAAGTATTTAAAGTTACTTGGAGATATAATTACTTTAGCTCTTTCTAATTCTTGACTACTAATGTTTCGTTCAGGGGAAGGAAATGAACCTATCTGTCCTTTATTAGTAAGGGGGTTATAAGATGCAACATATATAATCCCTCCATACTCTTTAATTCCAACAGGAACATAACCAGCAGGTAAGTAAGCAGTCTCTACTCTACCATTACCCATATCATTTTGAAGTACAAACTCATTGCCATTATATGTTATTATAGTAGCATTGAGAGCATTAGTAAGCACATTACTAGGAGTAGTCAATGGATTTAAATCCATTATTATTCCTTCCCCAAATGTATTAATTGCTTCTTTCTTCATATTATAAATATTCGTAGTTATTATTGCTTACTAAGATATCTTCAAACTTAGCAGCCCTATCTCTTGTAAATGCAATCTCTGGAGATTCACATCTAAGTTTATCCTTCTTATAAAAGTATCCTAAATCTATAGGCATTTTAAATTTAAGAAAGTATTTATTGCCGGAGAACGTTAACTTACATTCGTCTAGAATTTTATATACGAACTTATTCTCGAATATGTAATATTTCTTCTTGCGCCCTCTTTTATTCTTTGATGCCATAAAGTCTTCATATTCTTCATCTGTAATAGCTATATAATAATATCCATCCCACTGAATATTCTTTCTCTTATACATCATTCTTACTTTAGTTCGCATCTTCTTTCTGTAATATCTAAAATGCTTTATAGAATTACGTGTTAGTTCTCCTATATAGAACCAATATTTATATTTATGACTATTAATTAAAGTATCGCCTCCAGATACATTAATAATATATATTTGTCTCCATCCATACTTAAGAATCCTTCTAATATCAGCATTACTAAGATACGGAAACTCTTTCTTAACGGCTTCTATATAGTCTGTATACTTCTTAATAATACTGCTTTCCGGCATTTGTATTCTCAGTTATGATGTCTTTATTAATATTGTCCAAGTATACTAATTTCTCTTTAAATATACCATGATTCTGATAGTTAAATATCATAGAATATGCTGAGAAATTAGAATTTAAGAAATCTATATCCTTCCATTTACCATGCCTTCTAGCATTCTTAAAATCATCTCCACTAAATTTCTTCATAGCTATAAATGACTTCTTACCTCCAGTTGGCAGTTCAAATCTAGCACTATTATTAATAACATCATCTATTACTAATTTAACTGCATACTTAAATACTTTCTTAGCAATTACTTCTTTATGTCTATTTCCTATTAATTCCTCGCACTTCTTAGTTTCTAAATCAAGTTTACTAGTATCAAAGTTAGCAAACATATCATGAATATTGAAGGCGTACCCTAAAGCATAATTCATTATCACTTTGTCGGTTTATATGATTTATTAAATATCTTTCTATTCCAACTAGTTTTAGCATCTAATATGGTATTCATTTCATTTTGATTAATGTAGATAGAAACTCTAGCTGCATCACACAATTTGAGCCATCTTTGTTCTAATAATTGTGCCTCTTGCAACATGTTCTGATTGTGATTCTTCCAACCTTCTTTAAACCTCTTAGTAACTGCACAGTAGCAAGCTATAGCCTCTTTCTCTTTCTCATTAATCTCTGGAAGACCTTCCTCATCTAATATTATGCCTTTATATAAGATATTGACTTGACCATAATTCTTGTCAAAGTATAAAGTATCTCCCACTCTTTCATATTTGGCATATTTACCACTTGTATAGAGTGGATCACTATACATCTTTCTAGTCTCTATATAATTCTCAATAAATTGTGAAGCATAATCTCCGTTAACTGTGTCATTAGTAACGTAGTTCCACTCTTCAAAATTATATGTAACTGCTTCTACTATATCACAATTACATGGTAGTTCTACAGTATTGTCAGGACATTGAATGCTAGTAGTATATCTATATAGTCTAGTCCTTCTGTTGCCTATTTTATTCCATGCAATTAGACCAATTTCTTCAAATTCCTCTGGTTTTAGTTCCAGATTATATAATAGATTAGCAGTATAATATGCTGCATTAAAATTCTCTAACATACGTGTAAGTTAATATCTCTTTTAAGAGACATGCATTTATATATTATATCCTAATTATCTTGCTATTTGATCATTAGGAACTATCGGAGCCTGTAAACTTCTATAATATCTTATCTTCTTCTCAGTTAGCCTTTTCTTAATTTCTGCATCAATAAAGGTCATATTATTAATATCTACTGGTGAACAACATCCATAGTAATCAAGTTGTCTAGGGTCTTTAGGTATAGCCACTACCGTTAATTGTTTGATAAGTGGTGCATTAAATATAAACCCATCATACATATTATTCTCATTAGGAGTAGTATCTATCCATACATAAGGCTTACGTTTACCTCTCCTTCTGTATTTATGATAAGTCATTAATGTAGGATTAGTATAATATATAAATGGGTATGTCATATCAGTAGTACCTATATATTCTATACCATCGTCTCCAAACTCTGTTAGTAATTGAGGCAATTCAAAATGAGCTATTTCCTGGTCGCATACACTAGCATTGCATCTGCATCTGTCAATACTTTTACAGTCTACTTGAATACATGGAATTGTCATTAATAAGTCCTTTTTAGGAACTAGGCCTTTAATAAAGTACTCCTTAATAATTTGGAGTCTTTCGTCTATGATGTCATCTTCTAACTGCTCTAATGACATAGATGGATTAGAACTATAGCCTCTAAGTCCACTCATAATATCATTATATATAGCCGATGCTAATTTCTCGTAATATCCCATAGGTATAAAATAGAAATAGGCAGCAGCATTGGTGTGCTACTGCCTATTTTAATTTAGATTGTTTAGTCTGTAATAGCTTCTACAGTACCGATGTTACCTAAAGCTGCTTCAAAATCAGCTGCCAAGTCTTCTTTAACGTAGAATACGTGAGTAGTCATAGACTTAGTAACTTCTCCTACAGCATCACCACCCATAATACCTCTTTCCTTGCAGTAGTAGATAGTATATTGGTTGTACTTAGCTCCAGCTACTGGAAGCTCCTCTTCATTAAGAGCAGCAAAGCGTCTAGCTTCCAAAGTCGGCAGTCTAAGGTCTTTAAGAATCATCCAGTAAGTACCGAATCCTTCTTTAGATTTAACAATGGTATTAACTCCATCGTAGTCTGGATCATCAGCAGGAAGTGCTGTTGCAATAGTTACAAACTCTCCACCTACAAGAGCTGTGTTGAGAGTTGGATCAAATTTCTGAATTTCGGCTTTAGTAAACAGCTGATACTCATCCATTCCTTCAATAACTAAATTGTTACCATTAGCACTAGCTTTAATCCAGTGGTCTCCATAAATAGTCTGAATCTTCTCAATTACTCTAGCTGCCTCTTTAGCAATATCAGCTGCCGTAGCAGAAGCATCCTTAACAGCAAATTCGTACATAAGAGGTTTACCCTTAAATACAAAGTCATTAGAGTAGTAAGAATTCTGACTCCCTGACAATCTAATGTAGAGAGCTACTCTATAGTTACCTACACCCTGGTTATCCATAGTAAATGTTACTTTACCAAGTACTGGATCTGATGCAGCTCTTTTGTAAATATGTACTACATTAGGTTTGAGGAATTTGTTTACTCTTTTAAATTCAAAGCTGCCTACAACACCACTACCTGTATCCTCTGGTTGTGCAGACCATTTAGCTTTACCGCTAGAATCTAGATTAGAATTAACAATCAGTGTGTTAGTCCATTTAAACATAATTTATTACTTTTTATTAGGTTGTGACTGTGCTTGAGCTGGATTAGCAATAGTCGTATTAACTGGAATATGAGTTTGAAGTCTTGGGTCACTAGAGTTCTCCATGACTAATTTAACCAGCACATTTATAATCTCTTGGCACACATAATCTGGGAATTCCATCATTTGAGATGTATCTTCTGTTAAGTCTAATTGCTCCTGTGTAAGTCTGATATTCTGAGGGGTTTTCAGATAATCAATGTACACATTAACTAGTTCAAATAGTGATGTGTCTTTACCGTATCTAATCTCCATTCTAACTTGAGAAGTGTTGCCAAATCTAATTTGTCCAGACCTTTCTACAGCATTTACATCATTACTACCGATTTTAATAGTTTTGGGTAGTCCTCCTGTAACAGTAGTAGCTCCGTCTGAGGTAGTTGCTGATGTAATATCAGTGCCACTGTTAGTGGAAGCTTGGTAAGGATTAGTGGGATTAGCTACATTTGTATTTACATTATGAATGTAGAAATACGGTCTCTTGTACATAGGTCTCATGTAGAAGTTGTTAATAATCTGAGACCATAGGTCCGATGTTAGTCTTCTAGCAGAGAATTGTACAAAAGAATCAGGATTATAGCATTTAAACTGCTTCTTAACTTTATAATTACATACGCAGTTAAGAATATGTAAGTAATCTGAAGGAAGTATTACCTCATAAGTGGCTCCATAAAGTGCATTAGAAGCAGTAACACCATCGCCAGTAACACCATCGCCAGTATATGCATCAGCAGCCAGCTTTACTGGTAAAATTGCTGTAGCTTTCAATACACGTACATCATCTGTAGTTTGCTGATTAATATCATAGATATTATAGCGAGTGTTAATGTATTGATAGACAGCTTTGTTAAATAGGTAATTAAAATCTTCTAAAAGTAAACTGGGAGCCTCTACCTTATTAAGTTCTATCAGAACTCCTTCATAGACCTGTCTAGCTGTCATTCTTAGTAGTTTACGTTATTTATTTCTTTGCTCCTTTGTCATCATAGAACTCAGGATAAACATCTCTCTTAATGAGTTCAAGTACTTTAGCATTAGTAGGATTCTTCATCCAAGAAATTACCGCGTCGTCAGTTGCTCCAAGTACAATTTGATTCTCACTATATAGATAAACTTTATTCTTCACATAAATGACACGTTTGTCCTTAGCATCAATAAATAGCAGTCTAAGTGCAATATCATCACCACGATAAAGATTAATAATCTTCTCTGGTTCTTTAGATGCAATATTCATCAAGAAGTCTTCTACATCGGCATCTGGGGCATTACGCATGTTACGTCCAAGCAACTTAGCCATTTTAAGTCTACCATCAGCACCTTGTGGGTCTCTAATAATGTATTCTTCCGCGTCATGAATAAGTCTTCTCTTATTAACACGTTTATTAGTTTCGTAGCCTGGTCTCTCTACATAGAGTTCTGCACTACCATACCTTTTGGAGTCTCCATCAATTACTAAGTTTCCGTTCTTATCACGTTGGTCACGTGACATAGCAATCATCGGACAGTGTTGAATAGAATACCACTCAGCGGCTTGCCAAGGATCATTTAGGTTAAATGTCTTTCCGTCTTCTATAATAAATACTCTATTCTCTGCAATAAGCGGTTTCCCTTTATCAGCTTCAGATTGAAAGATTATATCACCCTTACTATCTACAGGTCTCACACAGTCTGGATATCTGCCAGTTTGAGGGTCTCTTACTGGATTTAAGAAATACTTCTGTCCTACTTTACCGAATACACTTCTTAAGACAATTACGTTGTCTAATACATCAGCCATATTAATTCTATCATTTTAATTATATTATTAATATCTTGTTAAAATAGTGTGAGGAAGGTCTTATGCCTTCCCCACATTATCTATTATAAACTTATTACACTTCTTTCATAATGAAGCTTCTGTAAGGTGAGAATACACCTACACCAGAGTAACCCCAGTTGATAAGCTTAGAAGCAGCTACAGGACTTGAAACAACTCCAGAGCTCAGTCCGTCAAGACCACCAACACCCGGATACTTGTTAGAAATAAAGTCCCCACCCTTCAAAGTGAACATTTGCCCTCAGATACACTTATTGTGCAAATTTAGGAGTGCACTATATCTTTAACTTATTCCTATAAGTATATTATTCAATATATTTAAATATGAAGCCTCCGGCTGTTTTACGTCTGCCAGATAAGACATTAGGAGCGCCACAAGTATCAGCTTTTGCTTCTCTTACTGTATTAAATACTTGTATCAATTCTCCGTCTTTAGTATATTTACCAACTCTCCTTGCCTGAGTTTTAGTTTCTAATTTCTTCATTGATGGAAGCTTTACATTACTCCATTGATAACCATAAGCCGAATTTCCAATTCTCAATGCTCTATAAATTGCTGATGGATTTTGTATTCCCAGTTCCTTCTGTAACTCTTTAAATGTAGGAATATATTTTATAAATTCTCCAGATAAAGCATACTGATAAAACCCATCGTAGGACTTCCTAGCAGGAACTTCAATTGCATCCTCGCAGTACGTAGTTACATAGTGACCGTTTGTACTATAGCGTCCAGCTATTGCTGTGGATAAATTAGCAGTTGTAGTACTAAGGAATTTAGCGCACTCAGAAATAGATTTAAATTCTTGTAAATAAATACCATTTATGTCATATAAATAACACTTAGTTTTATTCTCATCAATTTTAAATTCCCTAGGATTTATGGAGTCGTACTTATAATCAGTCCATAAGTAACCGAGACTAGGAGTTCTGTCAAATATTGCCTTGCCAATGCAAGAGCTAGAACATTTATATTCTAAACTAGCTTCAGTTATAGATGGCCATTCTTTAATAAAATTACCTTCTAAAGTGTATTGGTAAATAGTCTTAACCTTTACTGGAGGAACTCCTCCTCCAAGAGTTATATTATAAGTATCTTTCCTACTTATAAATTCCTCATCAACTAACCACCTCTCTAAGTCTAAGGCGTCTTCTAAAGTGTCAAATACTTTAAGTGTCTTTCTTATGAACTTATCAGGACCATACTTATTTACAGCAGCTTCAAATGGAGTCTTGCTATATCTGTATGTACTTCTATCAGTTACTTTTACACCGTTACCTAAATAGCCATCAAAATCATAAGGAGTTTCAGTTTTATGTACTCCAATGTAGATCTTCTTATTAACTATGTTTGTCGTTAAATATACTATATACTTCATTTTAAATTATTGATTTTACTTACTCGTTAAGTTATCTCCCACTTCCATTAGCAGTAGCTAATGTACGCCTCGCGGCTAGCCTCTGAACTTTCATTGGAGCTACGATTATCATCGCCTGCGTATCCCAATGCTTAGCTGCTGATTGTCCTTGATATTATCAATAGAAGTTCCAGCAATTCAGGAGTTATTTGTCATTTATCAGTTTAAAGTGTTATGCGGCTGCTACCCAAATGTTACTTAAAATAGCAGGTTCACCACTTACTTTATCAGCAGTCAAGTCAAGCATCAACATGAAGCCCTTATCGCTACCCCATTCACGAGAGAATGTTCTATCAACCTTGAATGAAATTGTATTACCACCGATTTCATAAGATTGGAATGTAGCACCAACGTCAACATAACCGTTAGCTTTCTTAGACCACAGATAAGTTCCGCAAGTTTTGAATCTAGCAAGCCACTCTGACAGACAAGTTTGTACATCTCCCCATGCCTTCTCGTTACAGATAAGTACATACTTGTTACCGGTTGGGTTCTCACTCTTCTCATTCATCATAGCAATAGCTGTAGTGAATGCTTCAACTGTAAGTTTGTTATATGCATATTTAGATGCAAATCTCTCAACTTGTGGGATGATACCATCACCAATATAGATAGGACGACCAGTATCTGGATCGAACAGTGTCGGTTTACCATTCTTATCAACATTAGTTTTGTTGAACAGCAAGCCATTATTTCTTACATACAAGAAGTTCTTCAGCAAGTTGGATTGAGTCTTATCCATTCTATACATGGTTTCAGACATACTTCCCTTATCCTTACCTTCTCCAATCTTAATAAGAACATCTTCTTGAGCAGCATATAGAGCAGTATAACTATCATCACATCTGTGAGTAGTAATATATCCTCTATGACGTTCAATATTAGATTGATATTTTACATATCCTTCTTCATGTGCTTCAGGCATAGCATTGGATTGGAATCTTGTAGTATCACCAATTTGGCAACCGCTAAGATCAAGAACACTTGAATAATCATTATCAATCAATCTAACAGTTACTTCCCAGTAATTATCAGCTTTACGAACTGGTCTCTGAGTAACGAAGCATTGCTGCATTGTCTTGTCAATCTTGAAGATATCGTACTTCTGGTAATAGTTCTCTTTGAAAGCCATTACAATTTCAGTTCCGTTCTCTCCAGTTTCAGTTGGTACATCTGCGAACTCAACTCTCTTAATGTAATTGGTTTCTACTTCCCATTCAAAGTACATGCTATCAATGCTTCTGTACTTATTATTTGATTTAGAATCCATGTAGAAGATATTTCTCAAAGATTCAGTTAAGTAGGAGGCAGTTAACTCTGGGTAGAGTCTTGATACTACACCAAGTCTAGTTGGTTTAGTGCCTAGGAACTTATAGAAATCCTCATAAGTTCTAGTGTCGCCCATAGTGGCGCGATTGGTTACGAAATTTGCTACTATCATAGTTATTTAATTAGATTTAATCTAAATCGTTAATATTCATTCCTTTAGTAGGTGCCGTCCTAGGTTCTGGACGCTTAACTACAGTCTTAGTAGGATTAGAGGTTCTACCAGCCTTAGCATCTTCATACCCTTTCTTATAATTGGTACGAGATTGCTCAGTTATCTGATGTTTATAATATTCTGAAATCTGACGTAATGCTTCAGGCCCTTTAAGGGCAAACCATGCCATTTGTACTAGCATTTGTGGGTCCTGTATAGCCCTAGCAAGATATCTGACTCCAGCAGCATCTGAATCTAAGATAAAGGAAGCAATTTCATTCATATCGTCCTCTGATAGGGTAAGTTCAGACTCCCCGAAATCTATAGTCTCATTATCACGAATAGCCTCTAAAATAGAGTTCTCATAAGCTTCATCAGCTTGTCTTTGTTTCTCTTCGTAGTCCTGCTGAGTCTGCTGAATAAGAGCATCCTCTCTTTCTTTATAGACATTACGAAGGCCCGCCATCTTCTTAGTAAACAGAGCTTCATTCTGTTTCTCTAAATCCAACTGGGCTTGAGCTTCTTCGTCTGTGAGGTCTGGGACGTTTGCTTTCAAATCTGCTAAGAATAATTGTTCATCTGACAAATCATCTACTTGATACTGCGGCTGTTCTTCCAATCCATCGAGATAGTCTTGGATAGCTTGTTGTCTGTGAGCCTCTAAATAATCTTGCACACTTAGATTATTCTGTCTGAGTTCGTTAATTAGATTTATCTCTTCAGGTTCTAGACCGTATTCGTCCTCGGCTGGACTGTAATTGAGTAAATCTAATTGTTCCTCCTTAGTAAGACTAGTGAAAGGTATTTCTTCAATCTCTCCCTCGTCATTACGTACCTTAATAGCTTCTGGATTAATTCCTTTGGCTTTTAGTACACTAGTAAGTAAGTCGTCTTCTTCGTCTGGATTATTATCAGGATTGTTATCGGGATTATTGTCCAGATAGTCACCTTCTGGCACATCTCCTTCCATCCATCGTTTGACATCATCGTCTGGGTCTCCAGTATGTACTTGACCTTCTTCACCTAAGATGTCTTCGTCGTCAAATCCTAATTCCGCTAATTCCATTTCCATATTAATTCCCTTTAAAGTTATTTGCAAATTTAAGCATAAATTTTGAACCTTAAAACTGATTGGTAATTTATTTTAATTACTAACTTATTGCATACTTTTATTTGTAATATATATTACATAGCATCTACTTTCATAATAAATATTAACGAATAATACTTTGGTTCCCATTTTAATGGAACTCCCTCTCCTACTTCCTCAAGCGCAGCTGAAGATAAGTCTATTGTGTGTGTATGATTTCCAGCTGGAGAAGTTAATGCATCTGTAGAACTTCTCTGTACTGTTCTATCGTTAGCATTATCACTATCACCTGGCACTGGTGCTCTATATATGTGAGAATGTTCCCCACTTTCAGAGGTTGTTACTGAAGATTGCGAGAACTTATGAGTATGTGGAGGCAGGTTCTCTATCTTTAGTTCAATCTCTTCCTTACCTCCAGTTTCTCCAGCAGATGTGCCAGCCTTAATAAAGCTTCCTACTAAATTAGGAGTACCTCCAGTTCCGTCGCAGATGTGCCAGCCAGTTGGTATAGGAGCCTGCCCATTATACATTACTATCATTCCCGGGAATACTATATCTGGAATACAGATTATGTTTACTTTAGAGTTGTTTAAGTATATATCCTTAACCTTAGAACTGTCATATAGTAATGGATATTTCTCCTTAGTAAAATCATATCCAGATAATGTATTATGAAATGTACAATACTCTAGAGGACCTCTGAATGTAATCCCTGATAAGTTGTCTATCATACAATTATTAACTACTGTAGATCCGGAATTCTTATCAAATATTACATTAGATAATGATCCTATGACTTTAACATTACTCATAGTACCATCGAAAGTAAATGAATTGTTTATAGTACCTAACTGTACATTATTATAAGTTCCGCTAAGAACTATATTATTGCCTTCATTTATGCTTATAGAATCAATACCATTATTACCATATCTAGCTGGATTAGTTAAATTTAATTTAACATTCTTAAATGAATCTGTAGAACTTAAATCAGTAGTTCCTCCGAAAGTATAATATAGATTATCATTTATTAAGAATGTCAGATGTTTAAAATCATAATTACAGCTATTTCCGTTCTCATCTGTAAGTTTGGTAATTCTTCCCTTAGCTTCTACTGGAGTCCTTGTTATAGCTCCGTTCTCATCCATAGTAGGAACTAATATTCTATCTTGATAGTTAATATCGTATTCTATAATCCATTCGGGTTTATCTCTGAAATAACCAGTCCTAGTGATACTGTCAGGTCCTGCGGCTGTAACTATTATCGGTCTTGTATTATATGCCTCAGTTGATTCCTTAGAATCGTCAGAATCTTCATCCTCTACTTCACCCTCATTTTCAATTGTACCATCTTCGGTAGTTAACTCCCATTCGTTCTGGAAATCCATAATACAGTATTTCTGTAAAAGTCCTAAACCCCTATCTTCTATTAACTGTAATAATTCCTTATGAGTAGTTTCTATATATCCAGGAATTCCCTTCCTAACTACTATATTATCAACCTCTAGGGTAGACTCACCTCTTTCTAAGTAAAGTCTAAATCCAAGTTTCTCAGTAGCTCCAGGAGACATAAACATGTTAGAAGTAACTTCCCTCTTAAAATTAGCAGGATAGTTAACTTTCATTTCTTGGGGTGTTACTTCTACTATATCAGTATTTCCGGCATTTAAAACTATACTATTAGGACTGTAAATTATAGATCTTTGTTCATCCTGGTAAAGATACATATTACCTACAATTAGGCTGTTCTCTTTACCTGACCCTTGTATAACTATAGCTCCTTCAGAGGATTGATCTACTTTACTAACTACAAATTGTTCAGTATATGGATTAGGAATACTAGTAGTAAATTCTATCAGCTCTCCATTCCTTATATAATATAACAACCCAGTTTCTTCTACATATAATATACTATTAGGAATACCTGAAGCTTGTGCCTCTTTTAAGGTCTTATATATAAATCCTATATTTGCTAAGGCTGTATACTTCTCGTCTCCAGTAGTCTCTTGAGGTCCCTTAAAAGAAACATAAGTAGTTCCTAACTCTCCAGCAATATTTATTACATTGCCGTCAATAAGAATATATACTGAGCCATCTTCTTTTACATAGTAAATTCCATTAGCTCCTTTTACATCACTTACAGTATCTACTATATTAAATATATCAGAGTTGACGTTTATCTTTCCATCTTTTATAAGATCAATGAACACTTTACCCCATTGGATTTTAACTTGACCTCTAGTTTTAATAATAAAATCGGAATCTGTACTTCCTACATGATCGTAAGTCCTTCCAAACAAAGTTTCCATATTTACTCTATTGTTATCTCTATATTAGAATCATCTTTTAATATATTCATTAATTCCACAAACGTAGCAGTGCTTTCAGTAACCTTTCCAACAACTTTATTTCTTCCAACTAATAAGCATCCAGATGTATCGTCAGCAGTATTACCTACATGAATAAGAACTCCTTCATAACCAGGAACATTTACTAATCTAGGAAGTTTACCTCCATAAGGCTTAGCCCAAGATCTGTTCTTAAATGTTTCACTTATCACATTCATAACTATCTTATATGTTCCGGTAGGGATTGCAGTCTTACCATATATTTTAATATCTTTTATTTTACTAATAGGCATTTCAGATGTTAATCCTCTATCAGTATCTTCTAAAGTATCACAGAAGTACTCTCCATTTACATATAATTTACCTATTGTATAAGTACTTCCTTTGAATATGCGCTTTAATTGTAATTTAATCATGGCTCGAATTAGATTTATTTATTTTGTTTAAATTGTTTAAATAGATTAAGTAATTGAGTTATATCCTCATCATTAAACTTAACTGGCTTACCAAATATATTAGTAACGTATCCATCTGGGTATTTATCTTTCATTTCTGCTTTAGCTGCGTTACCTAACAAATCTACATTAATATTGCCGTTTACATCAGTAAATATCTCTAAATATTTACCATATTTATCTTCCATATTCTTAACTACATACGTAATCACAGCCTGACTAGCTACACTGTTTAAATGAAATAAATTAGAAGCTAAGTCTTTAGCATACTTGTTAAATGCCTGAAATAAAATTTCTTTATCACTCATTACTTATTCTTATTTAACATTACTTCGTCTAATCTCTTCTTAATTTCAGGATCTTGTTCAACTAGTTCTAATAATGTATTTACTTTATCTTCCTTAGCTTTAAGCTGAGCATGTATATGCTCTTTGCTCTTTCTAATAGTAGCTAATAAGTTATCAGCAGCTATTTTACCATCTGGAGATGCAACATATTCTTGACTAAATTTATTACCCAGAAATGCCATGAACCCTGCTTCGTAAGTACTTTTAGCCATTTGGTATTCTTGCATAGTTGCTAGAACTTTCTGTTCGTCTAAAGACAGAGACCCAACCTCTCTGTTTATTTCATCTAAGATAGGCTGGGTCTTCTGTTGTGCTTGCTGTGCTTGTTGCATAGCTTGTAATTGTTGCATGTATTGGTTCTGTAAATCGGCATAATTGCTACCGAATGGTTGTCCAAACATAAATCACTAGTTTGATGGTGCAGGAGTTGGTGTTATTCTAACATCGAATACTGAATATGCACAATGTCCCTTAACTGGAAGAGAAGTTGGCAGTTCATCCAAAATCTGCTGATTAATAATACTAACTCCATTAGGTATAATAACATCTATTACTTTAGTTACTGTTGGAACTAATGTAGTAATAGTTTCACTAGTAGCTGAAGTTTCCATAATAGTAGAAGTAGATTCAGTAGCTACTCTAACGTTTCCTTTACAATCAGTGTACTGTAAATTGTGAATGACATCAAATTTGGTAACTTGTACGTATTCTGTTCCAGTAGTTGAAACATTAACGACCTTTGCCCATCTTTGAGTAACTGTTAATGTAGACACAGGAGCTACTGATGCATTAGCTCCCCCTGGTAACGATACATTAAATTCCATTACTTGAGCACTTTCTCCTGTTGGTGTAATTTTAACTTTCATACGATAATTAAATAAGGGTTAAATAAATAAAGGGAGACCACGAATTAACGTAGCCTCCCTTGTAGGTTATCTTAAGTTATTGGGCTGTACAAGAAGGACATCTGTCAGTAACTGTATTAATAGCTGTGTTTATAGCATTGAAGTTACTAGCAGCAGTTCCGGCATATATACCAGTACCATAACTTGTGAACGGGCTACAGTATAGTGGTGCAATGCTTGGAACTGGAGCACACAAGTCACTATAAGCATATTTCAGCTGTCCGTCAATCTTGTGGTCTAGTTGTCTCTGCAATCCTGCATCTACAGCCATAATAGCCTTTTCAGTCTTGCAGCAGCAATTGTCTGCATATCTCTCAGCATTAGTACGACCTTTCTTACCGAACTTATCTTCGGCTTCGGCCATTGTTAAAAATTCTGCCATAATTAAATACAATTAACGATAATAAATACTACATCTGTTGAGCATCCCTATGATGCTTACTATACTTTCTAATTCGATAATGCAAAGGTCGATAATGCAAAGGTCGATAATGCAAAGGTCGATAATGCAAAGGTACGTTAAATATCTGATATATCCTAATTATTTAACACTCATTAACATAAAATTTATTGCATACCTGTAAATGATAATAGCGAACCCCTAAAGTAAGGAATTCGCTATTACTCTTATCTAACTTATGTTAATCTTTATATAGCAATAGTTTGTTCTCCAGTTTGTAATGTAAAGGATCTAACTAACCTATATCTGCTATTTTCGAACACATATATATTACATGTATCTCCAGCATAAACTGTTCCTCTATTCATAGTTAATCCAGAAGAAGTCTCCCAAGTAAAAGTATTCGGAATTAGAAATTTCAAATACATTGTAGGACCTACAACTGGTGTTACTCCAGGTGGGAATAAATATGCTTCATCATAAGTTATACTTGTAATAGTTAGCTTATTGCTAGGTTGCACTTTACCAGCTTGGGTAACATTAGTAAATGCTTGAGCACCACTCTCTGCTTGGGTTAAAGTAATCTTAGCATTTCTCTTAGCAACTGTTAAGTTTTCTGCTACAGTTATATACGTAGTGTTGGTTGTAGTTCTCGCAGCATTAACCCAACTTGTATCTGACGAGAATTCGTAATCTAGAGATTCTGTAGTTTCACTACCGTCGCTTTTAAGTACAGTCTTATAAGAATTCACTGTAAGAGTCTCATTAGTTTGTGCCGCAGTCACACTTAAATTCGTTGGAGATACGTTAAACGTATATGTAGGAGTATAACCGCTTTGATTTATATAAACATAACATTTTAATCCTGATTCATTTTGTGTAAATACTAATGTGGCACTTCTACTACTAGTAGAAGTATTTTTTAGTGTTTCTATACTAATTTTACCAGATATATCTACAACTACCCAGTCAGTACCACCAGAGGTTAAACTGTAACCAATATTACTGCCATTCTTTGTAGAAGTTGTTCTTGGAATAAAAGTACTACCACTATATGTAATGTCATATGTACTTGGCGATATAGTAAATACATAAGTATCATTAGCTTTACCAGGTTGGCTTACCGAAATGGTAATCTCTTTATCAGAACCACTCTGAGTTATAACTACATCATGAGCTCTAGCATCTACTGAAGTATTCTCAGATGCTGTCATTTTAGCATAATACGTAGGAGAGTTAGGAGGGTTGTAACCTGTACTAACAGCATTTCCAGTAATCCAGCTAGGTATATCAGTATAACTAAAACTTACTGCATCACGTGAAGTTACTGTGCCATCTACTACTGTTTCTCTGTAACTATATATTTCAGGCTGAATACTACTTCCAGACTGTCCAAATGAACCACTAGCAGTTGTACCACCACTGGCTGATGTCCAGAAGATATAATTGTAAGAAACAACTTGAGTATGTCCAGACTGAGTAACTCTAGCGTAATCTCTCTTACCGGATTCATCCTGCTCGAAATAGATATTAGCAGTTCTGGACGAGGTACTACTATTTGATGCTACTGTAAACGTCATACTTGACGAATTCCAAGTAATCCAGCTAGGTACTGTAGAAGAATCTATACTCCATCCTACACTTTCAGTTGTTCCTAGTCTGGATTTGCTTGAAGATATACTAATAGAGGAAGTAGTTCCACCAGATTCTCCAACATTTTTATCCCAATCAGAAACTGAGAAAGAATATTGCCAAGCTGGAAGATAAATATCTTCCTCCCTTACTAGTTGATTAGATGCATAGCTAGAATCGTTGGTTATATATAATCCAAATCCCAGAATTTCAGTTTTAGTAGCACATTCATTACTAGAGCTTCCTACAGAGAAGTTTGAATAAATCCATCGTTTAGATGCTACTTTATTTGCCATAATTATTTATTTATTAATTTATCGACTATGGCTTCTAAAGCTGCAATTTTATCTTCAAGATACTTTATTTTAACTGCATATATTTCACTATAGTTAACTGTCTTAAAGCCATTCTCATCAGTATTGACCATTGAGGGGTATACAGTTTCAAGTTCTTGAGCTATAACTCCATAGCCATGATGTTCTCTGTCTGTTCTATCAAATTCTACTAATCGTATTTTATCAGCTTTAGATACATCTATGGATTCTATATTATCCTTTACTCTCATGTCTGAAGTATCGTAGAACCCAGCAGATGCATAAACAGCACCACTTTGTGTATATACTCCTGAATTAGAATAAGTAACAGGATTAGAAGCTTGGGATGTAGCTCCAACTAAGTACAGTTTACTTAAACTATTAGTTGAGCCAGTAGTATTCTTAGTATCTGTATAGCTAGTAATATACCCACTATCATTAGTTAGGTCACTAACTTTACTGGGAATAGCTACACTTACAGCAGCAGATCCATTATACGATTTAGATTGATAGCCAGTAAAGGTTAATGTATTAGCTACTTTGTCTGCTGTACCAGCTGTAGAAGGTTTACCTATTGATACCGTCTGTTTAGAACCTCCACTAGGGGTTACTGTAAAATTACCAGTTCCACTTGAGAAGGAATAAGTAGTATTAGTATCAGAGCTAGGAATACCTAAGGCAGTTATATCAGACTTAGTTACTGCTGTAACTCCGCTAATATGACTAGTGCTATCCGTACTAAACTTATACAAGCCAGTAGATTTACTAGCCCCAGAACCAGCTGGATGAGAGTAGTTATTGTATGTAGCCCCCTTAGTGAGAGTTAATACAGTTCCACTGAACGAAGCAGTAGTTACAGCATTACCAGATCCTTTTACTGTTACAGTTATTTTAGGGTTAGTAGAGATTTTAGCACCGTTAATAGTATAATTGTCAATAGTACTCTTATTATTATTTACTGTATTGGTAAGATTTGAAACAGCATTAGTTCTGTTAGTTACTTCATCATCCAATTTCTTCTCTAACTTACCAAGAGCACCATTGACACTATCAGCGGCCGCTAAAGCTCCAGTAGTAGAAGGTTTGGTGTATCCAGTTATTTTGATATCAGCTCCATCTAATACAGGGTTAGTAGAAATTTTAAAGCCGTTAACAGTGTAATTATCTATATTAGTTTTGTTGCTATCGATTAAATTGGGAAGTGTAACATCCAATTTAACTTTATCTGCTGCTGTCATTACACCTGCCACTGACTGAGTAGCTGCTGGAAGAGTAATGTTGTTGGCTGCACTAGCTCCACTAGAGATAGTAGTCTTACTAGCAGCTATTCCCACAGTAGATGTAGTAGGAGTTACTGCTCCAAGAGCAAAGTTAGCAGTACTAATTCTATCTAATTCTATCTTGTCAGTAGCACTCATAGAACCTGCACTAGTAGAGGATGCTACTGGTAAATTCACAGTTGTAGAAATATCAGCCGCATTACCATTATCTTTGCTGATAGTTGCTGTTACTTTAGCTGCATCTGATGAGAATGATATATTACTAACGTTATTAATATTCAATCCATCCAATTTAACTTTATCTGCTGCACTCATAAGTCCTGCCACTGACTGAGTAACAGAGTTAACAGATAGAGGTTTACTAATAGCCTCCCACGCTCTTGTGTTAGCATTCCATCTCTTGCCAGTAAGAGTTATAGTTAGAGTAGTAGCACTGCTCTGAGTGATACTCCAGCCATTATAGAAGTCAGTAATACCATCCATCTTAACATTATCTGCATAATATGTTCCTTTGAACCATACTTGCTTAGCATCCTTAATAAATACTAGATGCTTGTCTGCACTCACTGTACCATCAGCTAGTTTCTCATTAAACTTAGCTAAAGTCTTGAAATGCAATAGAAACCTAGGGTCTTCTGCCGCCATAGTTATAAATGTTTTAATTTGTTAGTTTATAGACACCATGGAAGTACTAGTGTCTTATTCTACCCAATTTGCTTCAATAGTGTAACCGTCGGGTCGCAAATATATGTGTTCGTAACTTGCCGTACCATCGCTGTGCCATTCTGTATACAGATGTAATCTATATCCATCATCATCGCTATAACAAGAGCCATTAGGCTTAAACTTACCATCTGACCCTCTGTATAGCCAGACAGTATGATAAACTTCTTCAACTACAATTATAAATGCATATACACAATCAACTGGGTCTGTATCTTTTAAAATAGTTCTCAAATCTACAGGTGTAAGATAATATACATTAATCATAAACCTATTAGAATCATGAGGTCCTAAAGTAATCCCCCCCTCCCCTGAATTATTTCCAAATGCATCATTGCATTCTTTAACGGTAGGGCATCTATTATCGTCTTTATTAAGTATTAATCCCATATTTTAGTATCCAATTGCCATCCAGAATCCTGGAGATCTGTCAAATGATGCTTCAAAACCATTTCTAGTTACATTCCACACGTAGTTATAACCATTAGCCCCGTCTCCGCTTCTTTCGCCTGATATAACTACAGCAATGCACTTATTTGGAAACATTTTAGGGAAATAGAATTCTTGTCTACTAGTAGTATTTATTCCTCCATATCCTCCCTGTATTATAAGTCCTCCAGGTAATTGTACCCAGCATTGACTTAGTCCATGGCTCTCTGAGATATCAGAAGTAGTTAAGAATCCAGATAAATCATCTTGTGTTACATAATCGCCACCGAAGGCGTCATTACATTCCTGTATGGTAGGAACTCTATTAGTATCTTTACCAGTTATTTGTCCCATAATTACTTAGTAATTACAGGAGGAAGGGGTAATACCCCTCCCCCCCCCATTTATAATATCATTAATATAAACTCTCTAAATAAGCCCTAACTCCAGCATAAACTCTTTCCATACCTTGCATGTTAGGATGTAGATAATCTGCGCCTGCATATGTAGGTGATCCATAGTCACTTAAACTGTTATCACAAGTATAATACTGTAGGTTTGGAAAGCTTAAGTCAAAATGCTCCGGGCCTATATAGTAAACTCCATATCTTCTACATAAATTTGCCATGGCCTCTTGATATTCATATTGGTGCTTACCACCACTATTAGCATAGTCTAAAACATTACCTCTATACAATTGGAATACTACTATTTTGGCATTTCTGCATTGCGATTTTAGATTAGCAAGCATAGTTTTAAATGCTCCCATATAGGTAGTAACGGCTCCATCAGCTGTACCCATCTCTACATTACCCGACACGTCATTAGTTCCAGCCATTACGACTATGATTTCAGGAGCTCCATATTGATATGTATCCACTGTCAAATCAGTATGCCTTATATTGGAACATCTAGCTACACTACACATAGCATTATCTCCAGTACCACTGATTCTAGAGCCAGACCATGCATCGTTTCTGATAAGTCTCATTCTGCACTCATTAATAAGTAATCCCCACCATGTAGCATCAATACTATTAACAAACTTGTGAGATGCACTGTAGTAAGTTGCATTACCATCAGTAATAGTTCCTGCAAATGTGCTAAGTGAGTCTCCTTGAATAGATATAGTTTTATCTTCTAAGGCTGATAGTTTACCACCTCTTTCGATAAGAGCAATTCCTAAAGGCTGGTTAGTGATTCCTCCAGGAGTTGTAGCATGATTATGTGCTGTATATTGGTACCATCCATTTAATGCGTATTTAGTTCCGAATGGCGTTCCCCCATAAGCAAAAGCACAGGTATCGCCTTCTGCATATACTCCGATGCCCTGCCCTGCTTCTAAAGTAATGTCCTCTGGAAGTCTCACTGTCTGGACTCCTAATTGCCTAATGTACAGTTTCCAAGATTTAAGAACTTTAGCATTAGCTTTACCGTAGTTATTAATTAGGTTAATAGTCAAATAGCCTACTGTTAAAACCTTCAATCTTAGTTTGTAGATGGTTTTACCTACTAACTTTTCCTGTCCCCTGGGATAATAAGCATTATCAACACTGCTTCGAGTATTTGCTGATTCATCTAGCTTGCCCCATTCAAAGTCTGAACCATCACCTCTACGATACAATCCTACATTTAAATATCCTAAAGAACGTCTATTCTCCCAATCTTCTTTAGGTACCGCTTCTGTTGCTAAGTTGGTTCTCCCAATCCATCCAGAAGGATATGCAGTCTGATAGGTTAAATCATTATTGTAAGTATATCTAGCACAATCAGCTGTGTACCAAGCACCAATGAATTGCCCCTCTTCTACTACTACATCTTCATCTAAATCCCAATATTTATAACCAGTGGATGTACATACGACATTCACTAAATCTTTAACTAATGAAGCTTCTAAAGTAGGATTAGCATCAAAGATATGTTCATTGAAGATGGAGATTCTACATCTACCTGGAGTGGCAAGCATCATTTTAATTCTATTGATAGGCTTGCCTATGTAAGGCTTGTTATAACACATAATGTATGCTGCAAGAGTAGCTGTGTCTTTGATAGTTTCTGCTACTTTAGTATACATTATATTAGCTTGTCTATATAAAGGACAGATAGGAATATCCCCACCATCGGCAGTACTACTACCTCCAGCAACAGCTCTGATTTCATCTTCTGCTGCTTTAGCTCTCTCCGTCTCTGCCTTAATAACAGCTAAATTCTCGGATTCAGCTAACATAGCCCTAGTCTCTTCTGCACTAATATTATCCTGAAGAACCTCATCAGCAGCCTTATAAGCCGTATCTATAGATGCTATACTATCAGAATTAAGTTTAATGCTTGCTTTTAAGTCTGCGTCATCGTAATTAGATAATCCTGCTAGTTTATTCTTTTCAGCAGTGGTATAATCATTAGTTGATAATTGTTTACCAGATACTTTATCTACTTTAGTATCAACTAATCCTTTGAGTACTTTACCCTGTTCAGCAGATAATGCAGCAGTCGCTCCTCCAGTAGTAAGGTCATCTACAATATTTACTGCTGACGAACCAAATGGATCCCAGTCAGTACCAGTCCACGCATAATTAACATCTGTCTTAGTAACATTCCATACATCTCCTTCCAAATTACCTTCAGTGGGCAAATCATTATATGTAGGAACTGAACCTTTATAGTTAAGAGGCTTACTTACTTTCCTTAACAAGTTTAATAAATCATCGGTAAAGTCATTAGTAGAAAGTCCTTTACCTTCTACCTTATCAACTTTATTACTCAGCTGAGTCTCTATGTCAGATATCAATTGCTGAATTTCAGCATCAGATTTAGATGAGCAATACCAATAAGTCCCTCTGGTGTAAATAAATTTGGCGTCTGGAATCCAACAGATAGAAGTGTCCATTATGTTTCCAGCTTGAAGCTCTCTATCAAAAGCTTCTTTATTCTTAAAGTGAATTAATTTCTTATTAATTGCCATATCACTAGATTATATAAAGGAGGAGTATTCAGCTCCTCCTTTATTATTTTACTCTACATCAAACCACTCAAATGAAGCATCTGTATACTCTTTAGCTGCTGCTAAAGTATCAGTATCTCCTTGTTTAAGTAGGTCTTCAATCTTCTTTAATGTATCATATTCGGTAGATACTCCGCCTTTCAGAGCGTCAACTGCCGTTTGAATTTGATCCACTACTGGAGTTTCTCCAACTCTTTCATTCAAATCATTAAGAGCTTCAGCTACAGTAACCTCATCATCATGAATCAGTTTAAAGATTCCAGTGGGAGGAACTGTACTACCATTACCTGGATCTCCAACCTTTGTGTTTAGTTCATCAAATGCTTCATTAGTAGCAACATCTTCTGCATATGCTACGGTCTTAGAACCACCAGGATAATCAACCTTAACTTTACCATCAATCGAATTAAGAGTTAACTTATTCTTAGTAGTACCAATCTCTGTAACTACATCAGAATCATATTGTCTTTGGGCAACAAGAACTCCACCTTCAGGACTCTCTACACCTTCTTGACCCGGTCTTAATGCTGAAATAGAACCATCTGCTGGTAAACTAATTACTTTCTTAGCTGCATCCCAGTCTACTTTTTGAGCTAAAGCTTTAGCTGTATTAGTATTCATTTCAGGAATTAGTGTATTAGCTATATAAGTTAGGTCAGATTGCAGCTTAGTAATTTTATCAGCATTAGCTTTACCTTTACTACCTTCATAAGCAGTTCCTTCTACTTCACCTAGAGCAATAGAAGCAGAAATTTCTACCATCGTCTGACCATCCCATCTATAGATTACATTAGTTCTACCTTCTGAGTCCGGAAGTCTATGATTATAGATAGTATCACTATGAGGCTCTTGACCTTCATCCCAACCATCTACTGTCTTAGTGTAAATCTTCTTCTCTGCTTCAGTATAATATTTATCTCCCACTTCTGCTTCAATACTATCTAGAGCTGCTCTATCAGCTACAAAAGATTCCAAACCTACTACTCTAGCAAGTTCTCCATTTAATTGAGATACTGGTACTTTACCATTCTCGTCAAGAGTAGCTAGTCCATTAGGTTGACCTTTGCTAGCCATGAAATCTAAAATAGTTTGCATCTGTTCTGGATTAATACCTACAGTTACGCCACCAGCAATAAGCTCATGTGTATCAGTAGCTACATAGAATCCGTTAGCGTGCAATTCTGCACTGTACTTTTCTTTTAAACCTCTAAAGAAGAATTTAGCCATAATTATACGTCTGTCCAACTTAAATCACTCAAATATGCAATCTCATTAGCTTGTTCACCAGATTGTCCGCTGGTTTGAACTGTAGGTCTTTTATCTATTGGGGTATTTAAATTTAGTGGCATAGAAGGGGTACCTATGTCAACTACATCCCACCTATTAACCATAATAAGATTGCCAGAACCACCTTTGGTATTCTTACCTATAATCATGTCTCCATTCTCTAGTGTAAGGGCTTTACGCTTAGGTAATTCTGTTGTAGGTACGTTATCTAATACTGGGATTTCATACTTGTCATTGTATGTAGGTCTCTTATTAAGTCCATTAAAATTAAGTGGAAGTTTAGTAGTACCAAAATCAGCTATATTCCATTTAGAAATCATAGCTAAATTATAAGTATTACCGTCTGTAGTAGTTCCTAATAAAGTATCATGATTACCCAATACTATAGCCTTTCTATTAGGATTCTCCTCAGTCTTGATATCTATCCACTTAACCATCTTAGACAATCCCAGTTCAATAGTTTCAATCTTCTCTCCTAAAGCTTCCTCAGCAGCTTCTGCTCTATCAGTTTCTTCCTTAACAGCAAACTTTAAGTCGTCCTTAGTAGCATATTGATTAGGGTCCAATCCTACAGCAGAATACTTCGCTCCTTGGAAATAGATAGCCTTCTCATCAGTAATGAAGTAAATGGTACCAGGGTCTGGAGTTATAAGTTGATAAGCAGCAAATGTAAGTGCTTGAAGACCTACAGCTGTATTAGTATCCTGCCAGTTAAACTGACATTCAATTCCATTCTTACCCTTAACTACTAAGACCTTTGACTTGGTATCAGGATTAATAACTAGATCAGCGTATATACCATGAGGAGTAGTTTTAATATCTACTGTTTTGGTAAGAGTAGGATTGTTAATCTTAACTGTAGAACTTACTACACTATCTATTACCTCAGTAATAGTAGTATCAGTCTCATGACCCTTTATATTAAAGGACTCTAAGCTTACGAAGAATTTAGAACCATCAGAATTTGTAAGCTTTAGCCATTCCTCTCCTACAATTCCAGGAATTCCATTATCTACATCTTCTTGTGTTAGTTTATGTCTAGTGAATCCAACAACTTTAACATCTTTATCTATCTGAACAGATGTTAGTTCTTGTCCATTAGCATCTAAACCAAATATCTTGATTTTATTATTACTTAACTCCTCAGTGCCTAATTCTACTATGCCTACCTCAGTAGCCGTTACAAATTGTTTAACGGCTTCTGAAGTTGGTATAGAGTTTGGAGTATCCAAGGAATCAGACACTTCATATGAGCCAAAATAGGTCCATAAATAGTCTAATTGGCTCATATTCTGTGGTCTTGGTGCTTGTTTCAATGGTTTAGTCATATTCTCCTACTATAAATTGGGCGGATAATCCAGCAGCTCCTATAGTTAATAATATGTCAGAAAGATTATTCTTAGCAGTATCAATTACTAGATTAGCAGATAAAGAACCATCATCAACCATTTGAATTGAGTTTGTATTCTTCTTATCTAGTCTAGCATATACACCAGAAGTACCATTATCTACTAGTTTGACTGCATCAGAGTTCTCAGCAATCTTAAGAGTTGCAGAGATTTTGTATGATGTAGCAGCAGTACCAGTCCAATTAGATACTTCCATATCAATAGAAGATGTATCCACTGGATCGTAGATATTCATGGTATCAGTTAAATCAATAACTACCTCATCTCCTGTAGTAAGCTCAATCACAAGAACTGGAACGCCAACTTTACTAGCATAACCATTATTAACATCCTCCTGAGTAGCAGGTCTTGAGTAGGCAGAAGACATAAATCTTTCCTTCTCAATATCAATATATGTTACTTTAGGAGTAACTGTTGGTTTGGTGGCTTCATCGGTATTAGGATCTGCATAAGATTTCTTAGTAGTAACCTTTAATCTTATCTTATCACTAACAGTCTCATCCCATTCTATAGATTCAATTAGGTCTTTGGTTTCGCCCCATACTTTATCATAGAAATACTTATAGTCATCAGCATCAAGTACTCTCTTAATGCCTTTACCAGTAAGCTCCCATACATCTCCATCAATTACAGTTGCAATTCCTCCTGTGGTTAATAACTTCTGTTTCCAGGTTCCTGTAGCTCCATCAAATTCAAGTAGAGTGTATCTAGTGCTACCAGAACCTACCTGTGTAGACATGATGTATTTATCACCTCCAGTTGCAGACTCTGGAAGTTCAGATAACACAGTTACAAATCCCTTAATAATAGGTAGATTTTCTAAGTCAGTAATATCAGTCATTGTATGACTGTGATGAATATCAGCCTTCTTATCTAAAGCCATCTGAGTAGCTGTAGAAATAGGCTTGTTCATATCTGACGTGTTATCTACATTACCAAGTCCTATTTGCTCCTTAGTTACATTATGAGGATTATTCCTATCATTAATGTGATTAGTAAGTTCCTCTTTAGTAGCATATCCAGTAGCATCAATCTTAATATTATTAAGAGCTTCTTGAACTGCAATAGAGATTGGTTTCTCAAGGTCTGAAGTGTTATCCACTTTACCCAATCCAACTTGTTCCTTAGTAACATGATGTGGATTATTGAAATCAGAGACGTGTGCTGCTAAGTCAGTTTGTAAGGCTTTCTTGTCAAGCTCTCTGTCTACTCTATTAAATTCATTTTGCTGTGGTACTGAAATCGGCTTCTCTAAGTCACTTGTATTATCTACCTTGCCAAGTCCAACCTGTTCTTTGGTAGTCTGATGAGGATTATTTGTATCCTTAATATGTGCTGTTAAATCAGTAGCTGCACCTAAGAGTTCTTTATCAATTCTAGTAATCTCAGTTTGGACTGCATTACTAATAGGCATTTCAGCGGGAGAATAATTCTCTACTTTGCCTAATCCTATCTGGTCTTTAGTAACCTTATGAGGATTGTTAAAGTCCCTAATGTGATCATCTATAAGTTTATCAGTACTATCAAGAGCATTCTTTAATCCAGGAATATCATCAATTTCAATATTAACAATTCCAGATTGTCCGTTTACAGAAATTACTGCATCAGCATTATTAACTCTAGTCCAAGTACCTCCGGAATTAACTACCCAGTCACCTACAACAAACGAGTTGTTAAATCTAGTTCCAGCACTAGATACTATGTAATACCATCCTTCTTTATTAACATCATCGTTGGATAACATAGGATCATTATCAGCAGCATTCCATGAACCATGATATTTAAGACAACCTTTGATTGTTTCTGGCAATTGATTCTCAGGAACTACTCCATCTTCTAGATCAGCTTTATTATTAGTAAGATTAATAATATTATTTCTGATTTCTTCTATGGCTTTATTGATTTCACTAAAGTCTCCTTCAGTTTCATTCAATTTATCTTCAAGTCCTGGAATGTCTTGTATGTTAATAATAACATCTCCTATCATTCCATTAACTGAAGTAACTAAATCAGAATTATCAATCTTTATCCACTGACCACCAGCATTTAAAATTAAGTCTCCTGGTTCGTAATCAACTCCGTTGAATCTACCAGCAACAGTTACTAGGTAGTAGAATCCGTTAGCTTCAGGTTGTTGAGGTCTAAGAGCTGGTGCATTAGTCTCTGCATCCCAAGTACCTTCATAATGAACTGACTCTCTAATGTTAGTTGGAATCTGATTTTCAGGTATAATACCATTTACTAAATCCGCCTTATTACTTAACAGATTATTTGTTTCCTCTTTAGTATAGGACCCTACCTGTTCAGCAGTAACTCTATGAGGATTATTATAATCAGTTATATGGTCTTCTAATCCTGTACCTCCCTTGTCTATTGCATCCTTCAATCCGGGAATGTCATCTATTTCTATGATTACTATTCCCTTCTTGCCATTTACTGAAACTACAGAATCTACATTATCAATTTTACCCCAAGTACCTTTAGAGTTAACAACCCAATCTTTAACGTCAAAGACTTCTCCAAATCTCTCACCGGCCTCTGACACTATGTAGTACCAGCCGTCTTGAGTTGGATCTCCATTGTTAAGTTGTGGGTCATTATCTTTAGCACTCCAGATACCCATATATTTCATTCCTCCAATGATGGAGTCTGGAAGCTGATTAGTAGGAATCTTACCATCTATTAAATCCGCCTTATTGTTAGTAAGGTTAGTAATATCCCCTTCAATATTAGTAATACTCTGTTGAATATTCTCAATATCTTGAGTATGTTGATTTAATAAATCAGCGAGCTTATTATCAATTTCCTGCTTAGTATAAACATCACTACTATTAGCCTTACTATCTAAGATGTTCTGTAGGTTTTCAATATCAGCTATTCTGATTACTACATCACCTATTTTACCATTGACAGAGGTTACTAAGTCAGTGTTGTCTATTTTAATCCATTGACCATCTGCATTAATAATAAGGTCTCCCTTATTATATTGTATTCCATCAAAGACACCATTAGATGTAACTAGGTAATATTTACCAGTAGAGTCTTTATCTCCAGGAACTAATGCAGGTGAGTTGGTAGCAGCATCCCATGTTCCATCATAGTGAACAGAATCCTTAACATCATCGGGAAGCTGATCTGTTGGTATCTTGCCATCTACTAAGTCCGCTTTAGTATCAAGAAGTCCATCAACTTGCTCCTTAGTATATGCACCAGTTTGTTCTGCTGTTACTTTGTGTGGATTATTAAAATCTTTTATATGTGCTTCTAAACCATCACTGACTGAATTTTTAATAGTTTCATTCACCCATGCTGTAGATGGGATTCTATTAGAGCTATCATTTGGTGCTGGAGGATTCTCTACTTGAGGATTACCCTTAAATACTGGAGAATCAATAGGAGCCTTAGTATCTAATTGTGCATCAACATAAGTTTTATCAGCTTTAGTATCTAAGGCAGCCTGTGTTGCTACTGAGATAGGTTTCTCTAAATCTGTAGTATTGTCGACTTTCCCTAAACCTACCTGCTCTTTAGTTACGTTATGTGGGTTGTTAGTATCGTTAATATGAGTAGTTATTGCACCTTCTAGTTCGGTTTCCTTAGTAGTTGCTCTTTCTATTTCAGCTCTAAGTCCGTCTGATAAGCTAGATTCTGCTGCTGTAGCACGTTCAGTTTCCTTAGCTATAGCATCTGCATTCTTCTCTATATTAGTAGTGTTGGTAGTAACTTTCTCATTAGTTGTAGTTAAGTCTCTTCTTAGCTGATTCTCTGCTTCTGTAGCTCTTGCCACCTCTTCAGATATTGCTGCATCATGAGCTGCATCCTTCTCAGTAGATCTTTCTACTTCTGCTTTAAGTGCAGCTTCTAATTCAGAAATATCTGTACTGGTTGAATCTTGGAGATTATCAATTTGCTTCTGCAAATCAGTTTCCACTCCAGTGGCACGCTTAATCTCTGCATCTAAATCGTTTCTAAGTTGAGTTTCAACTTTATCAGCTCTAGTAGTTTCAGCAGTAATTTTATTGTCTAATGCTTGTTCAGCTGCTTTGGCTCTGTCAATTTCAGCCTGTAATGCGTCATTTGTATCAGAACCACTAGATATAATTCTATCAATAACTACATCAAGAGCTTCATCATTATGAGTTAGGTTATCTGTAGTACCCTTTACATAGAGAGTGTTATCCCTCTTCTCAAGTATTTGATACTTATCAACATACAATCTAACGTCTGCTGATAGTTTGTCAGTACCTCCTCCTAATACATCTTCCTTTTCAAGAACTACAACCTTAGTAGGATGGCTGTTATCAACTTTCCATTCCCTAATAAGTGTTCCTACAGGAATTACTAATTCTTGTTTACTTCCATCAAGGAGTTTAAACACCATTATAATAGCTTCCTGGTCTGGGTCGTATTTAGCACTTTCTACAATAGTAGATAATCCTATAGTATGTCTACTAATAATGTTATCATTAACCTTTACAGTTAAGATTCCATTCTCATATTCAGTTTCTAATTTGTAGAATAGTCCGTCATTCTTAGCTTGAATACCATTACCATCGTTAGTAGAGATTTTAACGTCAGCTGATAATACAGTCTTAGTAGTCTGCTTATTAATAGTTAAATCAACTGTGTTAGTATCTTCTACTTCCAAGTTGCAGTTATTAATAGCTTCGTTAATAAGGCTGTCGAGAATTTTAAGTGCATTCATTACTGATGTAGCATCTTTCAAATAATAAGTTTCCTTATCAGGATTATATGCTCCATCACCACTAAGTCCCACACCAACTTGTGTCTGGTCTAGTTCAGTTTGTAAATTAGCATCTGTATTCTCAGATTGTGCTTTAAATTCTCTAACAAAGTCCTCTATTCCTCTAAGAGTTCTAAAAGGTTCAGTTGGAAGAGGATCTCCCATTATATCTACAATCAGTGCATCTAGTACATCTTGCAACACATCAGTATCCTTGAATCCAGCTAAGAAATCAAGTAATTCTGGAAATGTGTCAATAGAATCAGTATCAGGTTCTCTAGTTGCTAAGAATCTATGTAATTCTTTTGAAACAGCTGTAAGTGACTGATAATCAAGAGTCTTTAGATACTCTCTAATGTCATCAAGTTCAGTACCTACTGTAGCTTTAAGTTCTTCTTTAATAGTATCTACCTTACCGTCATCTTCTATAGCCTCTCTTAACTCAGCAATTGCTTCTGCTATTTTAAGTAAACTATTAAGATCTTCCGGAACAACTGTATGGTCAGAACTTCCATAAATTGCATCATCAGCTACTTGTCTGTCATAAATCTCTTTCTCTAACTTCTCTGCTAGCTCCTCTAGACTTTCTACTGAAGTAGAATCAATAAGTTTAGTAAATTCTAACTCATCATTCGTCTGCTTCTTAGTAACCCACCACAGGGATTGCTCTCCTGTGGCTGAGTCAGCTACTAGTTTAAGCAATCCCTTATGAAGAGTTGCAGCTTCTTCTGGGGAGCTGTAAAAGTCCTTTAGGGCAGTTTCATTCTCAAATATGAAGTTGGCTTCCATAGGGAAACTACCCATACGTTTGAAGCTACCAATTAGTTCGGAATACTTTCCCATTACTCTTCGAATTTAAATGTTACTTCTGAGTTTAACATTGCTAACGCTTCTCTATATACATAGAGTTTATATATAACATCTTCTGGAGCTCCTGGAACTTTAAATGGAATATCACTGATAACATCAAATGCTTCAATTCCAAATTCTTGAGCAGGAGTAACAACCCCAATTAAATCGTTGTAATCTTTAGGTATTGCAACAAATAAATGTTTGAGTTCTTTAGGTGATGAGAATTCATACTTGTGTTTGATTTCTGTAACATCGTCTCCAAAGGATTCAAACTTATTGTTAATAGGGTCGTCATTAACTAATTCCTGAAGATATTCAAAGGTTACGTTAGAGGCTACATACCATTTAGGTAACAATCCTACAAACACATGCAAGCTAACTTTAGTAATAGAAGATGCTTCGTACTGAACTCCATTTAATAGTGTTACTACAAATTTAAATTCAGTATCTTCGTAAATTGGTAATGAATTAACTACATGCATTCCGGTTTCAAAATCATCCGAAGTAAAGGTTCCAATTAATTCTCCATTTTGATAAAGTTCAGCATACTGAATAGTAAGAAGTCCACGAATATACATTTCCACTTTTACTGTATCACCCATGATACATGTAGGAGGAGATTTAACATCTACTGCTTGACCATAGAATATTGCATCCATAATTTCTTGGAATGTTACTTCTCTTGATAATTCAGTTTCATCTTCTACAAATCCTACAGTAGTCTGCACTGGACCACTAGTAATCCAAATAGGTTGTAGTTTATCTACTGATTCTCCTATTTCTTCTTTCAGCTTATTCAGCTGACTCATAACTACTAAGTCGTCCTCTTCTGTTCCTTCAACACCTTTCTGAGGTGCAGTAAACGGAACTGTGCCATCACGCTGTACATAATGCTTGCTGTAAATCTCTTTAAGAGTACCATGAGGATCGTATTGATTTACATGCTCTTCTATAGCCCCTTTAGCAGCATCTGCTACTAATTGATTAATAATTGCATCAATTTGATTTCTAGAATATGTTTCAGCTCTAGAATAAGTTTCTGATTTCTTGAAGTAATTATTAAGTCTCTGATTTAGTAAGCTTAAGAATCCATGTGGATCAGCATCGACTAAGTGGTTAAACATCACATCATCTACATATTTCTTAGTAGATAAATGGTTATCAGCTTTAGGTGTAACTCCTAATTGAGGTCTTAAGAAAGCCACACTACCATCACTCTTTATGCAATTGTTGACTAATTTATCAACTTCACTTTTAGTGTACAATTCAGCCTTCTTATATATCTGGTCAACAGTAACATACACCTTAAGTATTTCTTCTACTAAAGGAATTATATTATGTGGGTCTGTTTTAGCTAAATGACTGTTCAATAAGTCAGTCACAAATCTCTTAGTAGTTAAATGAAAGTCACTTACTGGATTAACACCAGTTTGAGGTGCAGTAAATGGCGTAGTTCCATCCTGCTTCACCAATCCCTCAAATTTACCTTCTATCTGAGGAAGAATATTATGCGGATCGTCTGTAGCTAAGTGGGTATCCATTGACTGTTTGACAGCTTGCTGTATTCTATTGTCAGCCGATGCCTTGTCATATACGTCGTCTACGCCTGCTGCACGTATATTTATCCTAGCTATATCTTTATCCGACTCTGTTTTAAATTCTCCCAGATGCCCATCTATAGTTAAAAATTGTGATGTGTCTATAACTTCGTTTGTTGGATTGACACACTCACTTCCAGAACTACCTGGTACTAAAATAGTGTTATCTGCCATTTATGATTAAGATAAAATTGTTCTACAAATTCAGACCTACTAAGTTCATTATCTTCTAGCAGTCCTATTAAGCTAATCTGTTCTAGAATTAGCTGATAATCATATCTGTGGCCCCTTTCAATATATCTGAGTAAGTCGGTATACTCACAAATGACTTTCTTCTTAAGAGCATCCACAACCTCTTTCTGGCCACTTTCTAAACTCGGATTTACACAGTCCATTACATCCTCCTATTTGTTCTATGATTCTCTCTGCTTCAGCTAACTGATTAAATTGAACCATATACTTAATTACGTTAATAGCCATCCAGACTAAATCTCTTTTATAAGCTAATTCAGCAATTGTGGTGTCCTTACTCCAACATTTACTAAATCCCCTATTATTAAATATCTGCTGGCACAAAGATAGATAACATTTATTAAGGAAGCAAATAGACACGTAGTTATTGTAAGTTCTAGAGATAGTAGTGTCGTCTATGTTCCTCTCTACTATCTCGTCTACTGTAACAGTGCTAATAGCTTCATTGAAGTACTTATAAATGTATATTCCATCTGAATAGTATACAGTTTTATACATATTAATTGCCGAGCCTACAGGTTTGGCTAACTCTCTATCAAACCATTCCTTAGTTGGCAATACAATATGATATACATTAAACCATCCATCAAATCCAACTGGTAATGTTACTGACTTATTAGCATCATCGTGTAATGTAAATACTGGCAATTGAATTTCAGGATTATCTACTTTGTTATGTTGTAAGACATCAATTGACACTGTATCAGAGTATTTGAATCTGTACTTAATAGTCGAAGTAGAAGACTCGGAAAGATAACCTTTGTCTCCTACTGCCGTTTCGTCCAATATGACTACCTTACAGTTATCGTTAGTACAAACTTTAATATGTAAGTCCATTATATATTCTTTATTTCGTTATTTCGCTGATTCCCATCATATTGTTGGGCTACTTCTATATCTGTACGTTTGGTGTCATTTTCAGAAGTACTCTGTTTATAATCTCTGTCAGCTTGAGCCTTAATAATTCCAATCTCATAATCATACTCAATCTTCTGTTTATCGAGAGCAAGTTTAGCTTCATTAAGAGACTCAATCTTGTTCATCAACTTCTCCTTCTCTTGACTAGCTCTATCAAGTTGCTTCTGTAACTCTTCAAGTTGCTGCTGTAACTGTTGAGTATTCTGTACTTCATCTCTCCTCTTTTGAAATGCTACACTTAGTTTAGATTTTAACTCTGTCATGCTTCTGGCAGTCATACATTCCATAGCAATGTCAGGATCTAGCTGACCAGCCTTAATGAACTCCATCATTACTTGCTGAATCTTATCTATCTCTTCCATTATCTTAGAACTACTAGTAACATGAACATCATAATCAGTAAAAGTGAAATGCTCAGGTAGTGCAGTAAACACCTTCTGTAATTTATCTCCTAGTATTAGAATTCCTGTAAGAGGTTTACGCTTCCATACCTTCTTAGCTATATTTAGAGAATCTATCAATATATCTTCAGATAGAGTATCCATCTGTTGATAGTATCCTTTAGTAATAATGTATGAGTTTCTCATTCCTACTTTAACATTATTAACAGCAGCTCTAGTTTCAATGCCGTCTAGCCTTTCTCTAAATACTCCAGTAATTGAAGAGCAAGTATTCTCAATTCTATCAAGAGCAAGTTCAAAAGCTTGAATGGTATCAGCTTTTAATGAATCATCAAAGCCAGCAAATGAAGTATTGTTATTAAATGCTCTACCTTCCTGGCTGGTGTCTATAGGAGCTATACCAGTCTTCTTATAGGCAATGAACTTCTGAAGTCTCTCTGTTAAATCATCACCTAAAGCTGTAGGAAGCATACTAAAGTCGATCCAATCTCCAGCAGTTCCACTGTTAGCTATTATGTTATCCTTGAAGAATGTAATTAAGTCGTATTTATCTTGAAGATGTGAACATGCCAAAACAAGAGAATATGGTTCATTGCTTCTATTAACAAAGAATAACCCATTTACTGATAATCCACATTTAGAAGGATTATCTTTAGTTCTAATAACATCAGGAGATTTGCCTGTTAATATGTATATAGATTGTCCAATTTTAACACCTTCATATCTATTCTCTATGAAATCATCACCTTCCTTATCAACATCAATCCATTCTACTTCAAATACAGGAATTAACTTATAGTTATATGTTTCGTAATAGTCAGTAGGAAATCCGGGTATAACTTCCTTTCCAGCCTCTAATCCGTCAGTAATAGGTGCTCCAGTTGTGGCATTATTCATAGCACGAACATATATATAACTGCTATCATAATAACCTTCGAACATTTCCTCTAGTTCGTTTATACTAGAATCATCCAGTTTACTACCATATTTACTCAATATCTGTTGCTTAGTAAGCCATCTTCTAATTACAACTCTATAACTATCCTTAACGTATACTGAATCTGGATTTCTATCCACAAAGACATTACGGGGATCTAATGCTTCTATCTCTACATTATTACGCTCCTTAGTGGGACGTACTTGATAGAAAGACATTCCTGCTACCAATAGATCTAAAAGTAAATTCTTAAGTTTAGTAAGTAGATTAATATCTCTAGACTGAATTATATATTCAATAACATTTTGTGCAGCTATTTCATAGTCACTAATAAAATTATTATTGATTTCTTCAACTAGTTTGTTTATTTGCTGTTCTACTGCTTTATCAGTTATATCCTGACCGTTAAGAAACCTAAGAATTTGGTTATTTAAATGTCTTTGCAAATATCCATATACTTCTTCAGTTATCTTCAACTCTTTGTCTCTAGTTATCTTAGATATAGTTTCTTTATCCTTGCATGATACTTTAGGGAGTAGTGGTGTACCTAGATATTCATTTAGTAAAGCATCTACATGCTTTCTGATAAGAGGTGTAAATTCAATAGAAGTAGGATTACCTATTCCAAAATTCTCCTCTAGGTATCTGTACTGCTCAGCATCCCTATATCCATTATAGTAATTGTATGCTTTCTGTAATTTATACTTAGGATATACTAACTCGGATACTGCCTTATCAATATGCTCCATTAAGTATTCATCACCTCTATTGTGTACACTCATTACAACTTTCTAATTTATTATATTGTTTATATCCTAAGAAGTATAACGTGTCTCCTAGTCGTCTATCTCTAAGTTCTTGTTTAAGGAATTTAAGGTATGATTTAGAATCACCTTCAAATGATATAATAATAGGCTTATCTACATTGTTCATTCCAAGAGTAAGTTTATATCCTCTATGTGTACCTTCAGTAGTTAATAACTCTTCTAGTTTTAACTTTCCAACATATTCCTTACAGTATACTTCTCTAAATAAATCTTTGATTGCTACTTCTAATCCTTGTAGGGTCATCGTACTGTGTTGGCCATAAGTTAAACTTAGGTACTATAGCTTCTCTTTCAGGAATTACCCCTTTATGCCTAATACCTCTTTCATCTACCCAATACCCAAATGGTCGTAGTTTATTATTAGGGCTGTCAACTTCCCTGGGAACTACTCCCATTAGTTCTTCATCTCCTAACATACACATTCCCCAAGCTGCTATAATATCGAACTTACGTTTATTCTCGTAACTATATTTAATAGCTTCTTCTAGTATTTCTTCAAACCATATATTATGGCAGTAATCTTCAATATGCTGTGCAATTAAATCCAATTGATGCCTAATAACTACTTCAGTGGCAGGTGCTCCAAACTGTTTACTACGTCCCCCTTGTATATCAGACTGTGTAGCTCTAGGACGCCTCATCAAATGTCTATTCTCCTTATGTTTCTCTCTGAAGAATTGCAGGGTCGACATTCTTGTAGATTCCAGTACTGCTTGACAGTCATAGTATTGTAATATCTTTAAGCACGTCATATGAGCTTCTCTAAGGGTTCTAGGTCTATCTCTATAATAGCATACAATTTTAGGCTCGTCAAGACCATAGGCTCTCTTCATAACTACTACACAGAAATCGGACGGGTCTTGAGTCTTATCAGAAGTATCTTCACCACCCATATCAATACCGTCAATACCAGCTACATATAAATTTCTAGGAACCAATCCATGTTCTCCTCTAATAGGATGCTCAAGTATTTTAACTTTACCATTTGAATTACTAACAAACCTAACGCTATCTATAGCTTCTTCAGTATGTTGATTATTAGTAAAGTTATACTCCAACTGACCTACGTCAATATGTGGTCCCATTTTATGAAGCTTAATATTAGCTAATTGTTCTGATAATAATACTGTGTTGAACTGATTATCTCCTTCTAGAGCCAATGCATCATCTGGAGTGAAACAGAACTCAGCACATGCTATTAAGTGTTCTTTAGGATTAGCTAATAGAGACTCTCTCTGTTCTAGATAGAATTTCTTAGCCTTCTCGGTATTAGTAACTCCTCTATTATCTACATACCCATCTCTAGCTACGAATGTATATGCAGGAATAAAGAAAGAAGTCAGAGCATAAGAACCGTCTTTAGTATGATTATGCTTATATGGTAGGAAATTGTAACCTCCAGGATTATAAAACATCTTACTAAGTCCATCTAATGCTGGACCCTGATCACCACCAGTTCCCCATACGAATCTAGTTCCGAATTTATTACCCAGAATCTCCACAAGAGCTGTGCTCTGTAAGTAGGTCTTTACTAAGATTGGATTAGAACCAGATTCTTCAAAGAATAGTCTATCTACACGGTCTCCACGAAGCTTACGAGGAACATCTACTACAAATCCTACAATATCTGACATAAATCCAAATTCTTCTCTATCTTTAGTAAGAAGGGAAGCCTTCTTATGCATATCAGAATTATATTTCTGTCTTAAATGTCTCATACCACCTTCAGTATCTGCATTCAAATACTCAAGCTGCTCCCAACATTTACGGAGCACGTCAGTAACGAATTTCTCTGTAAATGCTACATATACAGTATGAGAACCTCTAACAGTAGTATATAGTCTAACTCCAAGTGATGCTGCAATTTCACTAAACACTTTGTTATCGTATAGGCTTTTTATCCTATACTTCTTATAGTTTCCTATAAGGTCAGCGCACATATTCATTCTTTTATAGAATGTTCCGCACTCGTGGGAGGATTATTACTCTCATTAACGTTCACCTCCTGCGCGTTACGGTGGTCAGCGATGAGCTGACTTACCTCGGTATTAACATAGTAACTAAACTTATTAAACTTTCTTGATAAATAGAAATTAGCATCATTATATAGATAATGATATAGTTTACTCACTTCGCTTTTAGATGAAGTAGATATCCTATACATATCATCACGTTTAAGATAATTAATATTTACATTAATATCATTCTTAGAAAGAACCTTCTGTATATCAGACAACATAGTAATTGTTTTACTACATATATCAAACTTATATCTAACTCTGTCAGCTTTACCCTTCTCTGTAGCTAACCATCCAGTAATACATCCATCTCCATCAAAGTAGCCTCTGATGAAATGTTTCACAAGGTCCTCAGGAATGCTTGGAATTTTGAGTTCTGCTACGCTTTTATTATATCCTATCCCTAAGTCTACTAAGGCATTACATAATTTGGAACTAGTAATGTCAACTCCAAATGATGCATGGGCATTTACTTTCATACCGTTTCTTCCAGTTACAATATGTGGTGCTACGGTAAACGTTCTAGCGTCTGGACTTATACTATCTTTAAATAAGTACACTATTTCAGAATCTCCAGACTGCAAATGAACTCTTAAGGTTTTGCGTTTCTCATCAATACTGCCATCAGCGGCATAAAATCCAAGCAGATAAGCTTGTAGTTCAGTTTCGATTGTATCGAAGAATGTATGTCTTATTCTTCTGTTAGATATATGATTGTTGTATAAGGGATAGTTATCCTCAATAAATTTTAATTGTTCCTTCTTAGTCATAATATTAAATTTAATAAGTGATTAATCACGTTAGTCTTCACCGATTTTGCGGAATTTATAGTCGGCTTTAGTTTATTGTGTCAACCGACTCCACGAGCTTTAAGGGCACACACATCCTTACTTAACTTCTCACATAATTCTATGTAATGGAAGTATTCATATTGCTTACTAAAGAATGCTGGAAATGTGGTTTCACGACCAGAACCGGCTTGAGACACGTCAGTATTCTTAAGTCTGTAATAGTTTAAGAAGAAGTAATTATCACCTGTAATCCTATATCCATGTGATTCATATCCTTGATTACACCTTCTAAATTCCTCTACCCAAAAGTCATTATACTTCTTAGATCCCTTAGGATAGGAACAATACTTACCATCTCTTAATTTAATCTCTCTAGCTTCAGTAAACCATGCAGGATCAAAGTCTAACCCTCTCTCCTCGTCTACTGGTCGGTAACCAGTCAGTTCATAAGATAAAGTAGGATCGAAATATGTAATCTCCTCGTTAGCAGTAACATCCCATTCAAACTTAGTTTTAACTGTTGATTCCTTATTAATTGGTTCTACGTAAGGTATAGCCTCTACTAATTCGGGTTCTACTCTATTTATCAATTCTTGAACTGTTTCTGGAACTTCTACTTTCTTCTTAGGTCTTCCACGTCCAGCCATAATTATCTATCGAAATGTCCTATATCACCTTCACCTCTGACTCCAGTTTCCTCTTCCTGTTCTTTCTTATACATATATTCTAGTGACTTAAGTTCATCCACCACTTTAGAAACCGATTGCATCTCCTTCATCACATCATTAGTCTTCCAAATAGGTCTTCCAGTAATGGGATCTCTTTCACTTAAATCTATAGTATCGAAATAATCAGTAATTTTATCAACTACTCCTTGAGCGGCTTTGATAAGTTTAAGTGCTCTGGATTCATTTTGCATATCTCTATATTTCCTACATGCAGCTCTGAAGACTGGGTCTGCCCATTCATCTTCACTCAAATTAGCATCTTGTAAACAGGCTTGATGTCTGTCTTGTTCTGCATAATCAGAATAGGGAGACGCCCAGTCTATCATTAGCCATATGTAAGCAAGCTCTCTATAAGCTCTAGATTTATAAATGCCTTTAGGGTCTTCTTTGGTCTTATTCCTCTCATTAGTCCATAGAGCAGCAAATTCCTTAATAAGAAGAACCTCTGGCTCATTTATAATCACTTTATTATTAGCATTATCAAATAGGAATACCTTCATAAATTATTTATACGATTTGCCAGCTAAGGCTTTCTTCTGAAATCCATTAAACTTCATCTCTCTTGTACTATCTGCTGAGCCAGGACCTCCGTTTATATGACGAATGGCGTCACCTTTAGCATTTGATGGAATACTCCATTTATTGCTAACTGTACCGCCCATATTCTTCTTAATACGTTTCTTAGCTTTACCGCCACACTTGAATGCAATTAATGTGCCTCCATTTAACTTTTTACCTATTTTATTACTACGCGCAGCTGCTGCTTCAGATTGTGCCCTTCCACTACCCTGGTCTTTCATATCCACTCTAGTTTGTTCAGAAGGTGACAATTTCCTATAATCAGATGGAGTCATCTTCTTATAAGGAGTCTTCTTGTTACTTAGGTTGTAAATTCCCTTCTTAGTATGAATTGTATCATTCTTAGTGATGGTATTACCATCCTCATTCTTCTTAATTCTCTTCTTAGCCTTTCCTCCGCATTTATCTTTGAATACGTCAATTACTTTATTACCTTCAGCCATAGCCTTCTTTCTACACTTAACACAACCTCCAGCCATATATTTCTCAACCTCATATCCTTCTGGACATCTACCTTGAAGTCTCTTAATGTAGTCTATTCTAGCTCCGTCTTTAGCTTCCATTACTTTAGATTTATTACTCTTCCAATCCGTATATAATTTATTAATCTCTTCCATACCAGTATCTAATAAGAACTTCTGCAACTCTTCATCGTTCTTAGCTCCAGAGATAGCATATAAATAAGAAGCAAATTCTTTACCATCCTTATTTAAAGTACCTCCGTCTTTGTAAAAGAGAGGGCTAAGAACCCTCTCTTTATTATTGACTAGCATTGTTATTCTACTTTTAATAAGTCTTTGGTATTAAAGACAGCCTCTTGAAGAACACCTTCAGTGGAGAACCATCTGCATCTAATACCTATAAAGTAATCATCTCTCTTCTCATCTTTGGATGGTCTAAACGTCATAGTTTCCTTTTTAACTACAATCATCTTAGGCTTATAAGGAATATCCTGCCTAAGAGTTACCACCTCTCCTGGTAAATAAAACACTTTCTCTTCCATAATTACAATTTACTAAATCTCTCCTTTAATCCCTCATTAATAACCACTTGAACTTGCTGTTCAGCTACTACTTCAAATCCCTGTCTGAAGAATGGTACAGGTACTCCAGATGAACGTCTGTAATAAATATCGTCACCCGGCTTAACAAACTTACATAAAGGACTTACTTCTATTACATTAGCAACTACTGATAATTGATATTCTGTATCCTTCTCTCCAGTATCTGGATTCTTAAATGCTCCATCATATTCTGGAATAATAAGCCCACCTTTAGTTACTTCAATCTTCTGATATGGATTTTTAGCATAAGGTTTTACTAAGATGTATGAATTAATAGGCATAATTTCCATTGAATTCATCTTCTCTGTAACTTCCTCAGCTTTAGCAAGCTCGTCTTTAATATTCTCATTTAAAGCTGTAGTGTAAGCATCTACTGCCTTATTATGTGCTTCCACAGCAGCTTCCTTCTTTAAATCTTCAAATCCATCTGCACCAGCAAAGCTAATTCCTTTGCCACCAAACATTAAATCCATTGTTCCGTTGTTACTCATAATTAAATCATTACCATTTACCTGCGGGGCATACAGAATCTAAGTCTCTAACTTTAGCACTGAGTCTGCATCCGCATCCACGTTTATAACCATCTTTCTCTTCAGTTGATACATCTCCAGTTTTAGGATTCAGCCATAACTTACTACTACATAAGTATCCTAAAAATGAATCCTTTCTAATAGGACATTCTTTACAAATTCTCATTCGAGCTCTAGCTATATCAGCATTATTTCCTAGTAGCTCATTTAAATGTCCATTGACAATATTAGCTAATCCCATAGATTCTAATGAGTTTAAATATGGTCTTCTACTATTTAATATCTCAGAACTCAGTCTGAAGGATACTCTAAATTACATTAACTCATTAGAACTCTATAGGCTTCCTTTTATCCCTAAGTTCCTCTAATACACACTGCTTTCTGTGATATTTAAGGAGTCTTTCAACATCATCCTTTAAATACTCTACTTCGTGTTCAGTAACATTGCCTGAATGATCATAATGTACTAATATAAGTTTCTTAACTACAAAGTCTGGATTTATTTGCTGAAGCATCCATGCATATAAAGATAATTGTAAAGTATAATGCACTTTATTACAATCCATTAGATTATTAATAGGATACTTCATCATTTGACTCTTCTTAGTTTTAGTATCGAAGAATGACTTCTCATCCAGTTTCTTGTTAGTCTTATAATCTACGATATAGATATCATTGCCATCCTTAATTAATAAATCAATTTGTCCTGCCAATCGTACTACTCCATCGTCAGATTTGTAATAAATTAGATACTCTGGATAAACACCTCTTTCAATATCTAATTCATAATAATCTGCACTAACTTGAAATTCACCTCCCACTCCATACTGCTTAACTGTACATTTCTTTTTACCTGTATACATATGCTCTAAATCGGAATGAATAGAAGTACCTCTATCAGTTGATGCTTTATTAGTTCTTTGCCATTCATCCAGTATGTCTTGCTGTACAGAATTAAATTCTGTTTCGTCTAAATCATATGTATCTATAAAATACTTCTTATCGAATTTCTTAGTATCCAGTAGATGTTTCTTCTCCATAGAGAACTGCGCAGGACTTAATAGTTTCTGCAATGCTTTATACTGTGACCAGAAATCTGAGTTAAACTCTTGACAATACTGACCAATTAATGTTGTTACTGAAGTATGTCTTCTACCATCATTTTCATTCCAATAGGTGTGGGTTAAGTTGTTGAAGCACACCTGACCATTCCTTTTGTCCACTTCCATAATACTCTTTAAATTTCTCCTTAACTGAGTTATAATCTAGTAAGATAGATATGCGTTGTGCATAAGGAGCTATAACTGAATTATAATATCCCAAGTGATATTGCTTCTTATTCTTATACAGTATAACTATCATTCCTTTAGGGTCCTTTAATCCCATCAGTGGATAGAAGGCTGCTGATTTAGCATCACATTCCTCTAATAAAGTACATAAATTGGAAAAGGTTCTAAAGTAAGATTGAATACTATCCATACGTAAGAACTGATTATCATTTATAAGCTCTATCTCCTCACCGTAGTTCATATACTCCAAATCAGTCCATAATTTAATACGAGCTTTAGTATCATAACCTCTTCTTCTTTCTGTTAAGGCAGTTAAATAACGATAAGACAAGCCATGAGTGCTATTTAGCGTATTATGATAATTCAATAATAATACATTAGATGCGTCTTTGTCTCCTTTCAGAATTGCATCTACATAATCATTAATGATTGGAGTAATCATCTTAGTGTATTCTTCAGCAGCTGCTTTATCATAAGCCTCTACTTTAGTATAATCTTCTAGAATAGCTTTTGTGTGGTTAGATACATGTATTTGCAATAATACAAATGCCAAACTAACTATTATGATAGTTTTAACATTAGTATTAAGCTTATCTATCCACTCGTACAACAGTTTAAGCTTGCCCAATAACATTAATCTGCCAATTAGAAGTTGATAGTTAATAATTCATTAAATTCCTTAGTACTTATTAACATTAACCCTACTAATCATTAATTCATCTAATTCATTTGATTATTTGCAAATATAGCCCTAAATTTGTACACAACAAAGTGATTTAAAGTGTAATTTAATTATGGAATTCAACGCAGAGCAATTAAGACTATTGGGTGATTCTCTAAGGGACAAATTTATTAATGCAGACTTAGATAGAATCCCTATGTTTGCTAGTGGTAATAAGCTAGTCAACAAAGATAAGAAAGGTAATAAGATACATATTAAGAAGAAGAATAGAGGTAAATTTACAGCATCAGCTAAGAAAGCTGGACAAAGTGTACAAGAACATGCACGTTCTGTACTTAATAATCCTAATGCTACTCCTTTACAAAAGAAGAGGGCCAACTTCGCACGCAATGCAGCTAAATGGAAGCACTAGTTATGAAATTTAAGTACGATAAGCAAAGGAAACTATTGTTCTTCATAAATCCGTTACTTCCAGTAAAAGGATATCAGTATATGAATATCTGTGGTATTCTATTTACTAGAAATGAATCAGCAATAGATAGAATGACTGATTCAACGGTACGACATGAAGTAACTCACACTAAACAAATTATTGAGATGGGAATCATATTCTATTATTTATGGTATGTGATTGAGTGGTTAATTAGACTGCTAATTATGGCTGATAGTCACAAAGCTTATAAAGCTATATCCTTTGAAGTAGAATCTAGAATGGCTGCTATTGACCCTAATTATAATAGAAAGGTATTTCAATATAGATGGATTAATTACTTATAATTATTAAAGATTGTATTTATGTCTAAGGTAAAAGAGGATACCGCCAAGGTTGACAATACGGCAGTAGTTAAGCCAAAGGTATTTGAAAGACTTAAGATAATACCTAGGAAATACGAACTTGTCGACCTTGGTGGTACTCCGTCTAATGATACTAGAACTCCTGCTGAGAGAAATAAAGATTATCTACATCCTATTAAAGGAGCTAAAGAAAGATTCAAAGCTTCCATGAGTAATGAGACTAATCCCTTAGTAGGTATAGAGCGAACAATACTTCCTTCAGCAGCTGGTGCAGCACTAGTAACTACTCCAATAGCTTTAGCTAAGGGTGCTGGTTATGGATTTGGCATTGATAAGTTAACTGGGGGATGGGGTAATATGGTAGAAAGAACTACTGGCATTCCATCAGAAATTGCTCAGTATACAAATCCAGGTGCTATTATAGGAGGTGCAGCAGGTTATAGATTAGATCAAAAGAATTTATTGTCCAAGTTTATTAAGGGAGATGCTGATTTAGCTTGGAATCCTATTAATAAGAATCATTGGATATTTAATAAAGAAGCCAGAACTGCAAGTAATATAGGTATGGCTGTTACTAATAGATTGGCTCCATTTCTACAAGGTGTGGAGAAACTCCCTCTTAAAGTTGCTGCATATAAGACGGCTAAGAGAACTAAAGGAAATGCTTCAGTTACTTTGTCAGAAATTAAAGGTAACCCATCTGATTATGCTAGAGCTTCTATACTTGGTGGAGGTAATTTAGAGGGCAGAAACTTAGTAGCTCAGTACATATTCGGAGAGAATCCAATTATTAAGAGAGTATTCTTTAATAAAGCTACCAGTAATATTAAACCTATTAGTAATAATGAAGCTAAGAGAGGATTTAGTCATGGTGATAGATATGAGCAGTTATATCCTGGAATATATAACAGACGATATGAAATGCGCTCTGTAGTACCACAAGGACGACCTCTTAAATTTAGTAGCTCTGAATTTGCAGAATATGCCGGAAATAACCCTGTAGGTAAAGTTATAGGTAAAGAAGGAGACATGATAATGCGTACAGGAGATACCGAGTTTATGGTCTTCAGAAATCCTGGAACTAATTATGTAGGACCTATAGATGATGTAGGTGGTCATGTGATTAAACTTCAAATGGATAAGGGCAAACTAAAGCAGACTTCTCAAGACATGTGGAAATTCAATCCTGCTGATTATGCTAAGAGATGGAATGAATCTCCAAATGCTCCGGATCAAGTAAGGCTTACTAAACAAGCAGCTTTAATGGATAAGGTAGGAACTCCATTTATATTACAGCAATCTAATCCTATATGGATTGAAGGCAGATCTGTTAGACAGGCTATGAAAGTAGGAGGTAAATTTACATTTAAGAAATCTCCAGCAGTCAAAGATGCAGAGAAACTTAATGGTAAACGAGATATGCGTAAGAAGTTTGTTAAGTCTAGCAGACCTACTTACAAGAGACGTATTCGTAAAGGACAAGTGGGAATGAGATTCGTTAGTTATGTTCCAGTAAGCAATCCTACAATAGATTACACTGACATTACTAATCCTATTAATCCATTCAGTGAGTATTACATACCTACTACATATAATACAGAGCAGGCATTAGTAGTACCAGAAAGAGAAGACAGCAAGTCTGATACAGTAGAAGAAACTCCAGTAGTAGCTAGTAAGCCTATAGCAGAGCCAGTAGTCAATAAGCCAGTAGCTAGTAAAGTAGTTAATAATACTGCCAACTCAACTTGGAGTAGTCCTTATAAGGACAGAAGTAAATGGGCAGCTGACCTTACCAATGCCTATAAGAGAGCAGGTATCACTAATGATAATGCAATTAGAATGCTGGTATCACAAGATGCTTTAGAAAGTGCTTGGGGACGTTCTGCACAAGGTAAATTCAATTTCGGTAATCTGACTACTGGAGCTAAATGGCAAGGTGATTATGTAACTGGTAATGACCATGATGCAGCAGGTAATCCAATTAAGCAGAAATTTAGGTCTTATAACTCTATGGATGAGTATGCAGCAGATAAGGTACAGTTCTTAAAGAGACTATATGACTTTGACGAGAACGATGATATTAATAAGTTTGTAGCTAAGCTAACTGGTTCTAATAAAGGTAAGAGAAGATATGCAGAAGCTAGGAATTATGCCAAACTTCTCACTGGAGTTTATAATGGCATATCTAAAGGTCAGAATGGGTTAGTAGTTCAGAGAAGGGATGCTACATATGTATCTCCTACATATCACAATAGTCCCTATAGAGACGTAAATTATAAACCTACTTCCGAAATAGAAATAGTGTCTCCTAAATGGACTATGCAAGATGGCAGATTAATTAAAACTACTTCCCAAATAAAGAATAGAGTAATTCCTTTAGAAACAGTCAGTCCAGAATTTGATGTATTAACTGGAATAAGAGGAATGGCATCTTTATTAGGCAACAAACCTAAACCTATGATATTCAAGTCTAATACATCTAAATTGGCAAAGGCTGAACGGATGGGAATACCTAAAGGTGAGAGAAATTCGCCAAGCCCTTATAAACAAATTGGAACAGTAGATGAAGTTTCAGAGCATTACATGAAAGCTACTGGAGATATATTTGGTCCATTTATGGATAAACAATCTGAACATGCAGTATTTAACCATGCCACAGACCCTTCTAAAATAGTAAAGGTTTATGCCGTTAATGACAAAGGGTTCGCGGATATTGCCGCAATTAAAGAGTTCCAAGCACATTATATGAAGCGAAATCAAATTCCGTTTGGAGTTAAAAATAGATTCTCTGGGTATCTTAAAGGTAAAGATGGAATATTCCCGGTATATACGCAAGATAAAGTTACTCCATTAAAAGCAATGAATAATACACAATATGAGAAAGAAATATTCCCCAAGTTAGTTGAGCAGCTTAAAGCTAAAGGTTATACCCAAACATCTCCAGACGTATTCTCAAATGGGAAGTTTAAGATTACGGATTTATATCCAGATAATATGGGATATGATAGTCAAGGCAACCTTATATTCTTTGATGCTAAAGCTTATCGTTTTGGAGGGTTGCTAGGCAGGCGGCATAGATTGTAACCATGAACTTTAAAGAGTTTCCAAACTTGATTATCTTTATATCGGTCATTGCACTGTTTACAGATTGGAGTAATATACTTAACATAGATAAGTTTACCTTCTATATCTAATGTTCCACGTTCGGCAAGTACATGTCCGCCAACAGCAGGGTTGTTATTAGTAAATGACTTCTTACAGCAAGGACATTTAGTAATGAATCTTGTAAATATGTTAACTTTGTGACAATAGTCTATCCACGACTCGTAACCATATTTACGCGCTTCATCATCAGAAGTTCCTACTGCTTGGATACAAGTTATTTCTTTAATAAAATCCATAATTATTAAACAGTTAGATTAATAGCTGCAAATATACAGATAATTATTAATATGACAGCACTACTATATAAAACAGAGAAGCACGTACCAACAGCAAGTGGGTACACTGCACTAGAGAATATGGAGACAGCAGGTATTATAACTACTTACTATCTCCTAGGTATTCCGGTTTATAAGTCACTTAAGATTGCTGCTCGATGTCCTTGGTTTGAAGGGGAGCAAGCTGCAACTCACTGGGAGAGAATGATGGATATTTAAAACTGTTGGTAGTTTCATCCCAATATACTACTTCTATCCATCCCTTACGGGGACCAGCAGAGATAATCTGATGAACTGTAAACTTGTGTTCCAAATCAGAATTGAGACATACTACATCTCCTTGTTTAAAATCAGCCATAATTTTAGATATTAGAATTAATAACTACAAAGATATAAATAATTATTAATATCAGAATTAGCAGATGACATTTATAACATTCTTAAAGCAAGTGTTCACATCCCACTCGGGTGTATCATCTAAGAGACTCTGCGGAGTGGTTGGGTGGTTCGTCTGCTTGGGAGTACTGATATACTGTGCAGTTAATGTAATCCAAGCTCCATTAATGATAGATACGGTTTTATGGTGTATTATGGGATTACTTGGAATTGACAGTATTACTAGTATATGGAAGAAGATAGATAAGCCTAAGTAAATTTATAAAATAAAAAGCCCAGCCTAGCAATTAAGCTAAGTTGGGCTTTTATTGTTATAATTATTGCTATGTTTATTGAGAATATTACATACAATTATTTACTGGCACTAGATACAAATGTGCCAGAGTCATATGGGTTCCAATTACTAGCGTCTCTACGTATAGTTGTCTGTCCTAAGTTAAATTGCGGAACTTCTACTATATTGTCAAGAACCGTAAATAATTCTTCTAAGGTTAAATCTGGAAGTATTTGATGTAAGTTCTCTAATGTTCTTCTAACGTCAATCATAATCATTCTTTAGTTTTAACATAGAGTTGACAATGGCAAGTTCCTTCTTCCATTTCTCTAAACTCTTTACACATACATACTGTATCTTCATCTCTTATTAATGAGCAGGGACAATATCTTTTACCATACTTATCTTTATTATGCTTTAATCCTGCTAGGACTGTTTCCTTTACTTCTTTATTATCGGTTACTTTAATCATTTTTATATCGGTTTGTAATTTCAACTAACCCAACGCCTTCATGTGGATTGTGAAGTAAATCCAGAACTGCCTTATTAATTTCATTATCAAGCTCAGAACTAACTATAAATGGTTCTGGTTGAATTTCCTCAATAACTTGTTCAAACATTTGCTCGGTAAGTGTATTATACCAGGGCTCTTCTAATACCATTATAACCTCACTCATAAATACATTGTCATTATCATAGGTAGGTAATAGTACCAACCATCATATACATATGCATCTCTAAATAATGCCTCTTCTACCAATTCTATTTCTTGCATGTAAGTTCTCATTTAATTACATTATCATAATGTGAATTAGCTGCTATATCTTCTAGTATAATAATAGTATCGTATAATTCATCTGGAGAGAATGAAGTTATATCCGATATTACTGATTGCATATATTCTTTAATCTCATCCAAAGTCATTACTTTAAATTCATCTTGACTTAAATGTTGATGTTTTAGATGCTTATTTATAATATCTATTATAATTAATAGATTACTTTTATCACTCAGATATAAGTCTCCCTTCTCGGGGTGGGAAGCAACCGCAAATATATCTGGATGCTTAGTAATCATTAATTCATATTCTTCATCCGTTAAGAGATTCGCAAGTGCAATTGCTTTATTATGTAACAACTGCACTTCTTTTAATGCGAATTCTTTATTAATTCTATCAATTTGTCTCATTTACTTAATAAATGAATATACATTAGCTAGTTGGGCAATATATTCAATATTAGCCTTATTAGTAATTCCTTCTGCTATCTTATCTAAAATGAGTGTTTCAAGAACTACTTTCTTATCAGCTAAATCTTGATAAGGATTACTTATCACAGCACTTTTAAACTCATTTTCTGATGCTATTGTAGTAAATCCAATAGTAGCATCATCTGCTTCTATGAGCGAACTTGTAATTTCTACTTTAGGTTCTTCTTTAACTTTAGATTCTTTAATTTCTTTAGCCATGCTTTAATAAATTTTAATTAGTTACTTAATGTGATTAAAATTCACATATTTATTATTATTTAATTTGATGTTACAAAGTTAGCTATATATTATTAATATACCTAGTAATATTATTATATTTAATATATATTAT